TTATTTTTTAAAATAAAATAAAAATTTAAAATAATATTAGAAAATTTTTTGACATTTGACACATAAGTCCATTCGCAGATTAAACATTGACTTTTATGGAGAGAATGCATAGTATTTACATTCTACTTTAGATTTTGACTAAGGTCAATAACAAAGAGCACAGGAGGGTTTACATGTATAGTAAAACAGCTGATGATTTACAGAAAGTATTTGATATTATTGACGCACCATTACCAGATGGTCAACCGTTTAGAAACTGGGATGAAATCTCAAAAACTCTAAATGAACATTTTGGTGTTACATTAACAAAGCGTCAGTGGAAAAATCAATATGAAACAGGTAAGGCAAGATTATTAAGAACAGGTTCAGCAGCACAAACTACAAATCTTGGTAGAGTTAACGATGTACTTAATAATAAAAAGGTTCAAGAAGAAGTACAGATCACATTATCTGATCAAAAAATTAAGTTAAGGAAATATTTAGCTAAACCAAAGACGTTAGATGAAATTGTAAAATATTTGAAAGTTGATGAAATAACTGCAATGGGATTAATTCATGCATTGAAAGTAGACAACTATATCATATCTTACAATAAGAGCACAGAACAATATAGTTTGGAAAAAACACTAGCTGTAGTTCCACAAACATATGTTCATTCTATCGGTAAAGTAACAGAAATTGAATTTTTAGTAATAAGTGATTCACATTGGTGTACAAAGATTCAACAAAAATCTTTTGTAGATTTTATTTATGCAGAAGCAAACAGAAGAGGAATCACAAATGTTTATCATGTTGGTGATATAGTTGATGGGTATTATAAATCAAGACCAGAACAAATTTATGAGCTAATTGCAATTGGTGCAGACGAACAAAAAGATTATGTAGTTGCGAATTGGCCACGTTATCCTGGAATTACTACACATCTAATTATTGGCAATCATGATGAAACACATATTAAGAATGGTGGCTTTAATATTGGAGCTGCAATTGCAAAAGAAAGAAAAGACATAAATTATTTAGGAATTGGCCATGCAAAAATTATGTTAACTCCAAATTGTAGAATGGATTTATTCCATCCTCTTGATGGTTCTGCATATGCCGTATCATATTCTGGTCAAAAATATATGGACTCTATTTCTGGTGGTGATAAGCCTAACATTTTATTTGTAGGACATCATCACAAAGCAATGTATTTTCTTTATAGAAATATTCATTATTTTGAAGCGCCATCTATGACACAACAATCTTCTTGGATGAAGAGAAAGAGAATTGCAAATGAATCTGGAGCATGGTTTATTAAACTTAAGGTTGATGAAGAAGGAACAATCGTTAGTTTAATTCCAGAATATATTAAACAATATAAGTTCTTAGAAAATGATTATTAATATTCGCAGATAATACATAGACTTTTATGGAGAGAAGAGGGTAAATTGCGAAAAAAGCATATTACATTCTGTTTTGCATTTTACCTAATAAAGAAGGAAGGACTTATATTTATGAGAGAGACTGGTAAAAATGGGTTTCAATCAATTGTAAAAGATCGATTGAAAAAAGAGTTTCCTCAATGTGAAGTTCATAAACTAGATCCTACTGAAATTCAAGGTAGTCCAGATTTAGTTGTATTATGTCCATTAACATGGGGAACACTTGAAGTTAAAAAAAATAAAAAAGCTAACAAACAACCCAATCAAGAATATTATGTAAATAAGCATAATGATATGAGTTTCTCAAGTTTTATAAATCCTGAAAATGAAAATGAGGTTTTTGACAGATTGCATAATCATGTTAATAATTTCAAGAAAAAGGAGAACTTAGGAAAATGATATTTAATGATCACTCAAAACTTGAAGGGCTACATGCCTTTTTAGGAGCAAGTAAGTATCACTGGTTAAATTGGGATGATGAGACACTTGAAAAAAGATATTATGGTCAATTCGCCCAAACCATAGGAACAGCATTACATGAATTAGCTAGAGATTTAATTTCACATAGAATTAAATTAGCTAGATCAGACAAAAAAGTAATTGATATTTTCTTAGCCAAACTAGGTATTCCAAAAGGTGCATATGATTCTGAGCAAATTTTATTGAATCTTTTACCTTTTGTAAATGATGCTATTGGTTTTAGAATGTATCCAGAAGTAATTTTATATTATTCAATGAATGCTTTCGGAACGGCAGACACAATAGTTTTTGATGAATTTAATAAAATATTAAGAATTCATGATTTAAAAAGTGGTATAACACCAACAAAAATGGAACAACTATTGATATATGCTGCGTTATTTTGTTTAGAGTATAAAAAAGACCCGTTTGATTTTACAACGGAATTACGTATTTATCAAGAAGGAGAAATTCAAACTCTTGTTGCAGAACCTACAGAAATTCAAGGAATAATGCATTTGATTACATCAAAAGATAAAACTATTAAAAAATATTTTGAAAGGGAGTATAAGAGATGAGTGATAAAGAATTACTAGACAATTCAATGACTGATGATGAATATCTACTTCACTATGGTACTCCTAGACATTCTGGTAGATATCCATGGGGAAGTGGCGAATCACCATATCAGCATAGTGGAGACTTTTTAAGTAGAGTTGACGAACTAAAAAAGCAAGGTCTAACAGAAGCAGAAATAGCAAAAGCCATGGGTGATATTTCAAGTACTCGTTTAAGAGCATTAGTATCACTAGCAAAAAGAGAAAGAAAAAACGACTTATATTCTAAAGCTAACACGTTAAGTGAAGAAGGATACAGTAGAGTAAAAATTGCAGAAATGCTTGGTTTGAAAGGTGAATCAAGTGTAAGATCATTATTAAATAAAGATGCAAAAGCAAGAATGAATCTAGCAACTGATTTGGCAGACAATCTTAGACAATTAGTTGATGAAAAAGGTATGATTGATATTGGTGCTGGCGTACCTAGACAATTAAAAGTTTCCAAAGAAAAGATGGATCAAGCAATTGAAATCTTAAAAATGGAAGGTTATGTTGTTCATGGTAACAGAGTTCCTCAAGCCACTAATAAAGGAATGTTAACTACATTAAAAGTTCTTTGTTCGCCTGGAACACCACATAAAGCAATTTATAATTATGATCAAATTCATTCTGTAGAAGACTTAACATCTTATGATGATGGAAAAACATTTAAACCGTCATTTCAATATCCAGAAAGTTTGAGTTCTGATAGAATTGAAGTTAGATATGGCAATGAAGGTGGCGGTGAAAAAGATGGAATTATTGAACTTAGAAGAGGTGTTGATGATATTTCACTAGGAACATCTAATTATTCTCAAGTTCGTATTCTAGTTGATGGAACACACTATTTAAAAGGAATGGCAGTATATTCTGATAATATGCCAGATGGAATAGATGTTGTTTTCAATACAAATAAAAACAAAACCGAATCAAAATTAGATGCTATGAAACCAATCAAAAACGATCCAGATAATCCATTTGGTTCAACAATAAAAGAAACAGGCGGACAATCAGTTTGGTATGATTCTGATGGAAATGAGCATCTATCTGTAATAAATAAACGTTCAGATGAAGGTGATTGGGGAGATTGGTCTAAAGAAATATCCGCACAATTTTTATCTAAACAGCCTCAGAAATTAATTAATAAACAATTGGAAATTTCTATGCAAGAAAAAGTTGATGAATTTGACGAAATAAATTCTCTAACTAATCCAACAGTTAAAAAATCATTATTATTGTCATTTGCTGATGATTGTGATGCTTCAGCTGTAAATTTAAAAGCTGCAGGATTACCGGGAGCAAAATACAAAGTAATTTTAGCTGTTCCATCATTAAAAGATAATGAAGCATTTGCACCACATATGGATGATGGATCTCAAATAGCATTGGTTAGATATCCACATGGTGGAACTTTTGAAATTCCAGTTTTAAATGTAAATAATAGGAATAAAGAAGCGATTTCTATCATGACAAAAAATCCAACAGATGCAATAGGAATAAATGCAAAAGTTGCAGCAAGACTATCCGGTGCAGATTTTGATGGTGACACAGTAATGGTTATACCTATTACCGACAAGATTAAGATTTCTTCATCACCACCTTTAAAGGCTTTGGAAGGCTTTGATACAAAGTTTTCGTATGGTCCAGACGAAATAAAAACTATTAATGGCGAAGAAAGGTATTATAGAGGAGGAAAAGAATTTACAATTCTCCCAGAAACAAGAACCCAAAATGAAATGGGTACTATTTCTAACCTTATTACAGACATGACATTGAAAGGTGCAACAAATGAAGAATTAGCAAGAGCTGTTAAACATTCAATGGTTATCATCGATGCAAACAAACATAAATTGGATTATAAACAGTCTGAAGTTGACAATGGTGTAAAAGCACTTCATAAAAAGTACCAAACACAGATTGATCCAGAAACTGGAAGATCGCACATGGGTGCAGCTACATTAATTTCAAAATCAAAATCTACACAAGTTGTTGGTGAGCGAAAACTTGGAGCTTACTTTGCAAAAGATACAGGAAATCAAATTACATTGATTGATCCAGAAAATAAGATTTACTATGATGAACAAACTGGTAAATATTATGGTGAAAAAGATAAGAAAACTAGATACTTTGATCCAGAAACTGGTGAAAAACTGTATACGTATACAAACAGAGAATACATGACCACTACATATAAGACATCTTCTGGTGACAATAAAAAAGTTTCTGTTATTGTAAAAGATGGTAATCTATACTATAAAGATGAGACCGGTGATTATGTAAAAGTAACTAATGAAAATATTAAAACAACTAAAGCAACAACATACTCCACTAAAATGGCTGAAACAAATGATGCTAGAACACTATCATCTGGTACACCACAGGAGGAAGCCTATGCCACATATGCTAATGCGTTAAAAACATTAGCCAACGAAGCAAGAAAAGAAACGCTTACAATTATTAATACCCCTTATTCTGCATCGGCTAGAAATGCATACAATGAGGAGGTCATTTCTTTAGATTACAAAATTAATCAAGCTCTACTCAATGCTCCTAGAGAAAGACAGGCCCAAACAATTGCTGCATCTAACATAAGAATTAAAAAACAAGACAATCCTAGAATGACTGCAGAAGAGGAAAGAAAGCTTAGACAACAAGAATTAAGTAAGGCTAGGGCTAAGGTAGGTGCCGCTAGACATGAAATAGAAATAACACAAAGAGAATGGGATGCAATACAAGCTGGTGCTATAAGTACCCATAAGTTAGAACAAATAATGGCTAATGCTAACATAGAGATTCTAAGAAAGTTTGCTATGCCTAGAACTAGTGTTGTTTTAAGTCCTGCCAAAATAAGAAGAATAGAAAACATGGCTAGATCCGGCTATACTACATCAGAGATAGCTAGAGCTATTGGTGTGTCTGTAACAACAGTTACTAACACATTGAAAGGAGAGTAATTATGTCCGCATATAACAATAAAGAACTACGTGTAACAACAGCAGACAATCCATATAATCCTTTCACACACTGGGAACAATGGCTATTATTTGATACCAATGCTGGCTATAATACATGTGGTAGATTAGCAAGTATAACATTTCTTAGTGATTCAATGACTGATGAAGAAATCTATGAGTCTGTTAACCATGGCATAGACCAACTAATTAAGACGGGCGCCATAAATAAACAAGGTGAAATCATAGAATTTAAAAAAGTTATTAAAGAAACTAAAAATAAAAATTAATTGTAAAATAAGGTGTATGTTTTTACATCAAAATTGAATAGAATAATGTTAGGTGTTCTTGACTGAACTTAAAAATTGCCATTAATAACAATTATTCAAGTACTTTCACCACTTTGTGGGCACCGACGGGGGGTCTTCGGAAATTACACCCCCCTCCGGCATCGCCCCGCCCTTCAAAATTTCCCCGGGGGGGGTTTTTGGAGACATGTTTTTAACCTTAAGTATCTAGTCAGGTATATAGGAATCTGACATTCAAGGGATATTCTTCTTTCTAAGTTCTCCTTTCCTTCTAAAAACCACAATACAAGTGTTCGGATATACTATATATCTGCTTAGATACTTAAACAAACTACACCGAAAGGAGGGGTATCATGCCTCGAAGTACTGGACAAGCTCGGACGTCTGCTAATAGTAAGCCTGTTAAGACAATCCGACCAGCGTTAACACCAGAGGCTGACGAGCAACAGATGATTTCTCTAGCAGTTGATTTAGCTAGAAAGCAATTGTTGGACGGTACCGCCTCTTCTCAAGTAATCACTCACTATTTAATGCTCGGTTCTAGTAAAAAGAAACAAGATAGTGAGATTAAGGAGCTAGAAAAAGAATTATTAATTGCCAAGACAGAGTCAATTCGTTCTACTAAGAGAATTGAAGAACTTTATGGAGAGGCAATTAAAGCAATGCGTATATATGCTGGTAGTGAGGGGAATGATGACAATGAAGAATATTAGATCATATACCGAACTGTGTCAGTTAGAAACGTATGAAGAACGATTTGATTATTTATCCTTATCTGGAAAAGTTGGAGCCGACACATTTGGTTTTGACAGATATTTAAATCAACAACTATACAAATCACAAGAATGGAAACGTGTCAGAGACTTAGTTATACTCAGAGATAATGGGTGTGACATGGGTTTAGATGGTGAGGATATTTTTGGAACAATTCATGTGCATCATATGAATCCAATATCACCAGAAGACATATTAAATTCTGATAATGATTTATTAAATCCCGAGTATCTTATATGTGTTTCATTAGATACTCATAATGCTATCCATTACGGATCTAAAAGTTATGTTGACAGTAGACGAATAGTTACAAGAACACATAATGATCATTGTCCGTGGAAAAAATAAACTAAAGAAGGAGAATTTAAAATGGCTAAACAAAACACAAGTGCTTCTAAAGAAGATGCACCAGTAGTTGAAACTCCGGTAGAAGAAACTCCAGAAGTTGTTGAAACTCCTGTAGAAGAAACTCCAGAAGTAGTTGAAACTCCGGTAGAAGAAACTCCAGAAGTGGAAACTCCTGTAGAAGAAACACCTCCGCATGTTGTTGCTCCAGAAAAACCATCTCGAAAGAAAAAACTCGGAACAACCAAAGGTGTAATTGCAAATTGCAATGCATTACGTCTTCGTGAAGGTGCAAACATCAGAACAAGAGAACTTGCTCAAATTCCTGCCGGAACAGAAGTTGTAATTAACCTAGACAATTCAACAGAGTCATTTTATGAGGTATCATTTAATAATGGATCTCATGATTTGGTTGGTTATTGTTTAAAAGACTACATCAAAATCGGGTAATAGATCATGGCTGATCTGGTAATTGCATCAATCCTAGAAAGTGTGAAAAAAATATTAGGATTGTCAAAAGAATATGACTCATTTGACCAAGACATATTGATTCATATCAATACTGTTTTTAGCAATCTTACGCAAATGGGCATAGGTCCACTTGCCGGATTTGTAATAACTGGTTATGATGAAACATGGGATAGTTACACACTTACTGATCCCATGAAATCTCAACAAATTAAATCATATGTTGCTCTTAAAGTCAAAATGATTTTTGATCCGCCGAGCAATGGTAATGTTTTAGATGCTATGAAGAGATCTATAGAAGAGATGGAATATAGATTATTTACAGAAGAAGACATTGCCGCATATCAAGCATATTTAGCAACGCTCGTTGTGGATGAGGAGGAATAATGCAATGATTAAATTATACTTATTTCATAGCGGGATTAAAGGTCAACGATGGGGTGTCAGACGTTACCAAAACCCTGATGGCACACTAACAGATCTTGGAAAAAAACGCTATGGGAATTCAAATGAACATGGGAATTCAATAGTCAATCAGACAGGTAAAAAACAACTTGAAGCCGATTATCGTAAAGCAGATGCGGATGCTGCAAAAGCTATTCTTGAAGGAACATCAAAATCTATAAATACATTAGATACTGCGATTGGTAATGTCGGAAAAAACAAATCAAAAATTGTTAACAACGCCGATTATAGCAAATTATCTGATGCTGAAATTAGACAAAGAATCAACCGCTTAAGCATGGAACGTAGTTACGGCGAATTAACTGGTGATACAAAAAGAATTCGATCCGGAGCTGATTGGACCCGTGAAATTTTACAAACAGTTGGCGCCGCTGTTGCAATTGGTGCAAGTATTGCTATCACCGTAGGTGAAATTAACAAAATAAAACTTGGCAATAAAGGAGGGAAATAATATGCATAAAACATATTTGGTCCATCATGGTATTAAAGGCCAACGTTGGGGAATTAGACGTTTCCAAAACGAAGATGGAAGTCTTACTCCTCTTGGTAAAAAACGCTATGACGTAAATGAAGACGGAACTGTAAATATGAAAGAAAGTTATAGAAGAAGTAGAATTAATAGAGGTACATTAAAAACTATTGCCGGAACAGCCGTTGTGGCAAAAGGTGTTACTGCTATTGTAAAAGCCAAAATTAATAAAACAAATCTATCAACAAAAAGTGGTAAAAAATTGTTAAATGATGCAATTTTATCAACACTTATTGGCTCTGTTATAGTTGCTTCAGGAGCAAAAAGTTTCGTTATAGCAAATAGTAATAGAACATTTAATTCAACTGGTATGGGACCTACTCCAGAAACATTTACTGGTAAGCCACAAACAAGAAAACAAGTAATCGCAAAACAAAATAGATCCGGTAAGTAGTGTGAAATAATATGGGACTATCTAATACAGCAACGCCTAAGTATTATGGTGAATTCAGAGATGCCGTGCTTAGAGGCGATATGCCTGTATGTAGGGAGATCTCTCTAGAAATGAATCGGATTGACGAGCTTATTGCAAATCCGGGGATTTACTATGATGACCTGGCAATAAACGGGTTTATTGAGTATTGTGAAAAAGAAACAACACTAACAGATGGATCTGATTTAAAAATGTTGGATTCATTTAAACTATGGGCAGAACAAATATTTGGTTGGTACTATTTCGTAGAACGAAGTATCTATGTTAAAGGTATAAACGATAAACATGGTCATTATGAAAAGAAAATGATTAAAAAAAGACTCGTAAATAAACAATATTTAATAGTTTCTCGTGGTGCTGCAAAATCAATGTATGCATCTGAAATACAAAGCTATTTTCTTAATATTGATCCTACAACAACTTATCAGATTACTACTGCCCCAACCATGAAACAAGCAGATGAAGTAATGTCACCAATAAAAACTTCAATTATTCGTTCAAAAGGGCCGTTGTTTAAGTTCTTAACAGAAGGATCTTTACAAAACACAACTGGTTCAAAAGCAAATAGAGTAAAATTAGCATCTACAAAAAAGGGAATTGAGAATTTCTTAACTGGATCTTTACTTGAAATCAGACCGATGAGAATCGATAAACTTCAAGGTTTAAGATGTAAGATAGCAACTATTGATGAGTGGTTGTCCGGGGATGTTAGAGAAGATGTAGTTGGTGCAATTGAACAAGGAGCTTCGAAAGTCGATGATTATTTAATTGTTGCAGTCTCTTCAGAAGGTACTGTTCGTAATGGATCAGGTGATACAATCAAAATGGAATTATTAGACATCTTAAAAGGTGAATATGTGAATCCGCATGTATCAATCTGGTACTATCGTTTAGATAATATTGATGAGGTTGCCGATCCAGATATGTGGATCAAAGCAAATCCTAATTTAGGTAAAACAGTTTCATATGAAACATATTTACTAGATGTGGAAAGAGCTGAAAAAGCCCCAGCAGTCCGAAATGACATACTTGCAAAGAGATTTGGTATACCAATGGAGGGGTTTACATACTATTTTACGTATGAAGAAACATTACCTCATTCAAAGAAAACTTTTTGGGGATTACCATGTGCACTTGGTGTTGACTTGTCTCAAGGAGATGACTTTTGTGCATTTACATTCCTTTTCCCATTATCTAATGGTGAATTTGGGGTTAAAACACGAAGTTATATTAGTGAATTTACTCTTCAACGATTGCCTACAGCAATGAGGTTTAAGTATGAGGAGTTTATGAAAGAAGGATCATTAATGGTCATGGATGGAACTATTCTAGACATGATGTTAGTATATGAGGACATTGACAATCACATCGCCGAAGCAAATTATGATGTGAGAGCCCTTGGATTTGACCCTTATAATGCAAAAGAGTTTGTTGAAAGATGGCAAACTGAAAATGGTCCATTCGGAATAGTAAAAGTTATTCAAGGTTCTAAAACAGAATCAGTTCCTCTAGGGGAATTGAAAAAACTTGCAGAAGAAAGAAAACTTTTGCATGATGAAGAATTAATGACATTCGCAATGGGTAATTCTATTACTCTTGAAGATACAAATGGTAATAGAAAACTTTACAAGAAACGTCATGAAGCAAAAATTGACAATGTAGCAGCCTTAATGGATGCTTTTATTGCCTTTAAACAAAATAAGGAGGCGTTCGAATGAAATGATAAAAACATATCTAGTCCATCATGGTATTAAAGGTCAACGATGGGGAATAAGACGTTACCAGAATGATGATGGATCTCTAACGCCTGCTGGAGTTAGACGATATCAAAAATTGGATGAAAAATGGGTTAAACGAAAATCCGATAAGGTGTATGAAAAAGCACTAAAAGAATCCAAGCCTGAAATGAAGGAATACATTAAAGAATTACAAAAATCAGGTCAACAAATGGGTAAACGAACTCTTATTAATACGTACAATAAACATTTGGCTGAAGTACTTCGAACAAAAACCAAGGATATTAGGTCACCGTCAGGTAAAATAGTAGAATGGGTTGCAAAGAGGGGCCAAATCGGTGTCCATATGGCATTAGCTGATCAAGGATATGACATTAATCAGCTTAAAAATGGTGTATGGGAAAATGGTAGAGTAGCATATAAAACTAACAAGGTTGACATGCAAGATTCTGGAAAGGGAGGTAACTAGTATGAGCGTATTAGACAAACTTATGCATGCATGGGATGCGTTTCGTTCTGATAGTACCAAACCCATAGTCAGAGATTACAGTTTAGGTTACTCTTCAACGTACAGACCTGATAGGGTAAGATTTTCAAGAGGTAATGAAAAGTCGATTGTTACCGCAATTTATAACAAAATCGCTATTGACTGTTCAACTATTCAATTAAATCACGTAAAACTTGATGAAAACAAACGTTTTGTTGAAGAAATTAACAGTTCACTTGGTGAATGCTTGCGAAACGCAGCAAACAAGGATCAACAAGCAAGAGCATTTGTCCAAGATATTGTAATGTCTTTATTTGATGAAGGTGTTGTAGCAGTTGTGCCAATTGACACAGATGTAAACATTTCAGAAGGAACATTTAACATATATTCAATGAGAACTGCAAAAATTCTACGATGGTTCCCTGATAACATTGAAGTAGAGGCATATAATGATAAAAAAGGCATAAAGGAAACAATTATTGTTCCTAAAAAGTCAACAGCTATCATTGAAAATCCGTATTATGCAGTAATGAATGAGAAAAATTCAGTATTGCAAAGACTAATTAGCAAGCTAAATATACTGGATGTAATAGATGAACAATCTGGCTCTGGTAAATTAGATTTAATTATTCAGCTTCCTTACATTATTAAAACAGAAGCAAGAAGATTACAAGCTGAAAATAGAAGAAAAGACATTGAAACACAATTAGCCGGTTCTAAATTCGGTATTGCTTATACTGATGGATCCGAAAAGATAACGCAACTCAATCGTTCTGTAGAGAACAATCTATTAAAACAGATTGAATATTTGACGAGTATGCTATATGGCCAGTTAGGTATTAATGATGCAATTTTAGATGGATCTGCAAGCGAAGAAGTAATGTTAAATTACATGAACCGAACAATTGAACCAATTGTTGCTGCGATTACCTTGGAATTTAGTAGAAAATTTCTTACTAAAACTGCTAGAACACAGGGTCACGTGGTTACGTATTTCAATGACCCATTCCGTTTAGTTACTGTATCGAAGTTAGCTGAGATTGCAGACAAATTTACTCGGAATGAAATCATGTCTTCTAATGAAATTAGACAGATTATTGGTATGAAACCAAGTAAAGATCCAAGAGCTGATGAGCTTAGAAACAAGAATCTTAACGAAAAGGTTGAAGAACAAAAACCTGTTGAAGTTAAAAAAGAAGAAAAAGCACCGGGCCCTAGCAAGTCTGATGCAGAAGATGGAGAAAATCAAAATGGATAAAACATGGGACTTTAAAGGTTGGGCTACACGTCACAACGTGAAATGTAGTGATGGACGAACTATTAAAGAGGGCGCTTTCCAACACAACAACAATCAGACAGTTCCTTTGGTTTGGAACCATAATCATACAGATGCTGACAATGTGCTAGGTCATGCACTATTAGAGTATCGAAAAGAAGGGGTATATGCATATGGTAAATTCAACAACACCAGTCAAGGCCAAAATGCTAAAGAATTGGTACACAATGGTGATATTACTGCATTATCCATCTACGCTAATCAATTAAAGGAAAACAACAAAGATGTTATTCACGGTAATATCAGAGAGGTTAGCCTTGTCCTTGCGGGTGCAAATCCTGGGGCATACATTGAAGCAGTGTTAGTACATGGTGAAGCATCCAAAGAAGAAGCTGTCATTTGGAATAATGGTGAAATTGAGTTAGAACATTCTGACTCAGATCCAAATCCAAATCCGGAAAATCCAAATCCGGAAAATCAAGATCCTGAAAACAAAGATCCGGAAAATCAAGATCCTGAAAACAAAGACCCGGAAAATAAAGACGATGTAGAACATAAGGAGCAATTCTTATTTGTATTTACTGGTCAAGACGGTCAAGAAACAACTCAAACACATGAGGCTACATCAGAAGAAGAGGCAATTTCACAATTACTTCATAGTGCTGATATTACAAAAGAAAATATTAAGACTATTAATGGTGTAGAGTTTAAACATTCCAAGGAGGAACCAAAGATGGATAAAACTGTCCAAGAAGTATTCGATACACTAAATGAAGAACAAAAATTAATGGTGTATGCGCTAGTAGCCGCAGCACAACAAGAAGGAGAAAATACTATGAAACAAAACGCATTTGAAGGCAAAGACCTTGAAACCGGCGAAGACAAAGTTCTTACGCACGCAGAATTTGAAGAAGCTGTAAAAGACGCTAAGAAAAGCGGATCGTTGAAAGACGCATTCTTGGCCCATGGTATCACTGACATTGATACATTATTCCCTGAAGCACAAGCTGTTGGAGGTCCTGAACAAATCTCCAGAGATATGGAATGGGTTGCCGGTGTTATGGCAGCTGTTTCAAGATCACCATTCTCAAGAATTAAATCTACAGCAACCAACATTACCGCTGATGAAGCAAGAGCAAAAGGTTATGTTAAGGGTGCTCAAAAAGTTGAAGAAGTTATCACCGCTTTGAAACGTGTGACTACACCTACAACTGTATACAAATTACAAAAAATCGACCGTGACGATGTAATCGATATCACTGATTTCGATGTAGTCGTTTACATGAAAGCCGAAATGAGAGTAATGCTTAACGAGGAATTGGCTCGCGCATTCTTGATCGGTGATGGACGTTCTGGTGCGAGCACTGACAAAATCAACCCTCTTAACATTCGTCCAGTTTACGGGGATGACCCTGTTTACACAATCGTAAGAACTCTTACTCCAGCTGCGGATGCAACTGCTGCTCAAAAGGCAAAAGCTTTCATCCAAGATATCGTAAGATCTCGCAAATTGTACAAAGGTTCTGGAAACCCTGTACTATATACGACTGAAGACCAATTAGTTGAAATGTTGCTTCTTGAAGATACAAACGGTAGAGTAATCTATGACACGGTTGTTAAACTTCAAACAGCACTTCGCGTCAGCAATATCGTAACTGTTCCAGTAATGGAAGGTGTTAATCGTGTTGTAGGTGATGATCAATTTGATTTGATTGGTATCCTTGTCAACCTTACTGACTATGCAGTCGGTGCAGACAGAGGCGGAGAAGTATCAATGTTCGATGACTTCGACTTGAACTTCAACAAATATGAGTATCTAATCGAAACTCGTTGCTCTGGCGCATTGAAGAAACCATACAGTGCAATCGTCTTCGAAAACAAAGGCGCTGTAGTCGCTGGTTAATCCTAACTAATTAGGATTTAATCAAAATGGGAAAATATAGTGGCGTAATTGGGTTTGGCGAGCAGACAGTGGAGACTAGTCCTGGAGTATGGGAATCAACAAATGTTGAGAAACAAGTATTTGGGGATATTTACAAGGATACACTACGAACAGAAAAAACCGAAAATGTTAATGATAACATTTCGATTAATATGATCATAAGTTTTTTGGCAGATTCGTACGCAAACGAAAATTTTCCTCTAATTAAATATGCTAGCTATAGGGGAACTCGATGGAAAGTTACTAGTGTAGCTGTTGAGTTCCCTCGACTAGTATTGACTTTAGGGGGTGTGTATAATGATTAATGCCGGCAGGCTTATACTGCATGAGGAGCTTTGTGCAATCCTTGGATCTCGATACGTCTATTTTCAACCCCCTGAGTCAATAAAAATGACTTACCCTGCAATAGTATATTCTAGAGTGGACATTGATAATGTACATGCTAGTGATGAAATATACAATCAGAAAGTAATATACAACGTAACTGTTATTGACAAAAAACCAGACAGTGAAATTGTAGAAAAAATGGCTCAATTTAAATATGCTGTATTTGATCGTCATTATGCAGCGAATGGATTGAACCATGATCAATTCACAGTAGCTTTTAACAAATAAAAATATAAGGAGAAATAACATATGAAACTACAATGGGATAAATCCGGAGAAAAATACTTTGAAACAGGCGTTTCTAAAGGCGTTTTATTTCCTATGAGTGCAACCCCAGGCGTATACGGAAATGGTGTCGTTTGGAATGGTTTGACTAATGTTACACAAAGTCCTACTGGTGCAGAAGCATCTGCAATCTATGCGGACAACATCAAGTACTTGAGCCTTATGTCCGTTGAAGAACTTGAAGCATCAATTGAAGCTTACACATATCCAGATGAATTCGCTGAATGCGATGGAACTGCAGAAATTGGTGGAGCTGGATCTGGTGTTTTCATCGGTCAACAATCACGTAAGACATTTGCATTGGTTTACCAATCTAAGATTGGTAATGACCAAAATCCGGATCTTGGTTACAAGATTCACATTATCTATGGCTGTTTAGCAGGTCCAAGTGAGAAATCACACGACACTGTTAATGACAGTCCAGAAGCAATGACATTCAGCTGGGATGTTACAACTACTCCAGTTGATGTCAATGGGTTCAAACCTACAGCTTCAATTGAGATTGACTCAACAAAAGTCGATGCTGCTAAGTTGGCATTGATTGAAGCATCATTGTATGGTACAGATGAACCAGACGCAGAGCCTACTCTGTTGATGCCATCTGAAATCATTGCAATTCTTGAAGCAGTATAAGATTTACCTAAAAATCTATTTTAATGTATAAGATAAGAGGGGCTGTTAAGATATTGCAGTCCCTTTTATTTTTTTTAACAAAAAATCTAAAAAAAAACTAAGGAGAACTAAGAAAATGTTACAAAAGACAATGACTTACACTGATTATAAAGGTGTAAAAAGAACAGAAGATTTATATTTCAATTTGACAAAGGCTGAAGTTGCCGAAATGGAACTTAGCCATAGTGGTGGTCTTTCAGAACACATTAAGAAAATCGTATCTGCACAAGACGGAGCTCAAATTATTTCTCTATTCAAAGATTTGATTCTGAAATCTTATGGTGTCGTTTCTGATGATGGAAAACGATTCATCAAAAATGATCAACTAAGAGAAGAATTTGCTCAAACAGAAGTATATTCTGATTTATTCATGGAATTGGCATCCGATGCTGATGCAGCATCTGCATTCGTAAATGGAATCATTCCTCAAGTAGAAAAGAAACCAGCTGCTGCAGCTAAATAAATTTTTAAATAAAAAAAGGAGAATAAGGGAATGCTTATAATAACCGTACCTGCAGGAAAATTGTGGGATGCCAGAAAAAATGATGGCAATGGTGAATTTGTCAGCACTAAAGAAACTGTTTTGGCATTAGAGCATTCCCTAGTCTCTATTTCAAAGTGGGAAGCAAAATGGCATATACCATTTATTGGTGATGACAAAAAAACAAATGAACAAACAATTGATTATGTTAGACATATGACACTAACACAAAACGTAGACCCAAATGTTTACCTTGTTTTAACAAAAGACAATTTAAAACATGTAAGTGAATATGTTGAAAACAAGATGACAGCGACATGGTTCAGTGAACCAGCTGAAAAAAAAGGTGCTCCAAAGAAAAAAGAGATTATTACAAGCGAATTAATATACTATTGGATGATAGCTTTAGAAATACCATTTGAAGCTCAAAAATGGCATCTAAATAGATTGCTAACACTAATAAAGGTTTGTAATATTAAGGCAAAAGAAGCAAATAAAAAGCCTTCTAAAAAGCCTTCAGCAGCAGCATTAACAAATAGAGCACAAATAAATGCAGCAAGAAAGAAGGCACTTGGAACTTCTGGATAAAAAATAGTAAAGGGGACTTCGCGATATGTTGAAAATAAAAAGCAAAGGCAATTGGGATAGGACCGATAATTTTTTTAAGAAGTCCATAAAAATAACTAAATTTAAGAAAATTTCGCAATTTGCAGACGCCTGCATAGAGCGTTTAATAGAAGTAACTCCAAAAGATTCTGGAATAACTGCAGAATCATGGGGCTATGAAATAACTGAAACAAAGAATAAAAATGTATTAAATATATACAACACTAATATTCAAAATGGTACTAAAATTGTACTATTACTTGAATTTGGTCATGCAACGGCAAGTGGATCTTGGGTTGAAGGAAAACATTTTGTTGGACAAGCTACACAAGATGCATATAATCAGATTTTAAATGATGCGTGGAAGGAGTTGAAAAGACTATGAGTAGATTTGTAGATGAACGCGTTGTAGAAATGTCATTTGACAACAAACGATTTGAATCTAATGTAAAAACTAGTATGAATACCATTAATGATCTTAAAAATAGTCTGGACTTCTCCGGAACTGCTAATAAAATTAATGGTGAATTAGGCGGTATAAATACCAGTGGACTATCTGGTGCAATATTAAGTGCAAAAAATAGTTTTACAACGTTTGAAATAGCAGCAATAGCAGCAATAGCAAATATTACAAATAGAATTATTGACCTTGGTATTCAGATGGTGCAATCTCTAAGCACCGATCAAATAGCTGCTGGTTGGAGTAAGTTTGCAGAATCATCTATTAGTGAATTTACACTTCTTGCCCAAGGATTTGACCAAGAAAGTATAACATCTATATTAGAAAAGCTTGCTTGGTATTCTGATGAAACCTCTTATTCCTTTACTGATATGGTCGATAACATGTCAAAATTTACAGCAACAGGACAAGGGTTAGAAGAATCATCTCAAGCAATGATTGGTATTGCAAACTGGGCAGCACTTGCTGGTCAAAACTCGTCTACAGCATCAAGAGCAATGTATCAACTATCACAAGCTATGGGTGCTGGTTATATTAGACTAATGGATTGGAAATCAATTCAGAATGCTAATATGGACACTAGAGAATTTAGAGAAACGGCATTAGCAACAGCAGTTGCGATGGGACAATTAACACAAAACATTGATGGAACGTATACAACACTTACTGGAAAATCTTTCAGTATAGATCAATTTACAACAGAACTTGATGAATTATGGTTTACATCAGATGTTTTAATGAGTACACTAGAAAAATATTCATCCGGTGCAGATAAACTATATGAAAATATATTACAAGATGATTCCATAAATACTGCAGCCGAAGCAATCGATAAATATGGCGATGACTTAGATGACTTTGAATTAAAGGCATTCTTGGCAGCACAAGAAGCAAGAACATTTAAAGACGCAATCGTAGCAGTAAAAGATGCTGTATCTTCTGGATGGATGAATGTATTCAAAAATATTTTTGGTCAAGTTGCAGAAGCAAAAGTATTATGGAGTGACTTAGCTGGAGAATTATATGATGTATTTATGGATGGTATGTGGACTAAAATTGACATACTTGGTATTTGGGCAGATAATGCTGGAAGAGATGATCTATGGGCACATACAGAAGAAAATACAGGTGCATTTTGGAATTTATTTGATGCAATTGTTGCCATAAAAGATTTAATTGGTGGTGCATGGTCTAAAGTATTTGGATTCTCTGATTTAGAAGATTACGATGCTAGAATAAATGACATTGCAACAAAATTAAAGAATTTAACATCAAATTTAAAAGAGTGGACTAGTGGTTTATTCTTATCAAGTGAAGCTACAAGCTCGCTTACAAATATTTTTACTGGATTATTTTCAATATTAAAAATGATTGGTAAAACAGTCATAGCAATATTTAAAGGATTTTATCCAGTATTTGACGTATTAAAAAGTTTAGCAGTTTATGTACTTGGTATGCTTGGTATTCTTGGCAAAAAAGTTACTGATTTTTCTGAAAAAACAACTGTTTTTGAAGCGATTACAAAAAATCTTCAAGCATTCTTCAATACAATAATCGACTTTGTAAAAAGTTTACATTTGGTTGATGGTATAACAAAATTCATTAATACATTCAAGGAATCGTTGAGTGAAACTGTTGGTGAAACTGGAAAATCCATTAAACCATTGAATGTTCTGTATGCTATTGTATATGGAATTGCAAAAGCATTTAAATGGCTTGGAAATTTACTCAATACATACGTAGTTCCAATTTTGCCTAAATTATTTGATAGTTTGGCAAGAGGACTAGGTTGGGTTGTTGGAAAAATTGTTCTATTTGTTGTTAAAATAAAAGAACTTGGAACAGCATTCATTGAGTGGGCAAAGAATAATGAAAAATTTCAAAATGGTTTAAACTTCTTAAAGAAAGCATTTGTATCAATAGGAAGTGCATTTAAAAAAGTAACTGAATTTATAAGAAATTTCTTCTTGTCGTTCTCTAAAAAGAATACAGAAGATATTGATAACTATCCTAATCAGGTAGTTGAAAAACTTACCCCTCTTCAAACATTTGTTAAGGGGTTAGCTGATTTATTCTCAGGTCTATGGAGTGTTATCAAAGCTATTGTACCAGTAGTAGGTGCATTATTTGCATTGATAGGTAAAGCTTTAACATGGGTTGGTGATAAATTAAAAGCTATATTTATGACAGGTAATGGTGATCTTAATCTGGCTAGAATTTTTACAGTTGGATTTTGGGCTGTAGTTGCAGTTGGTATAGTTAGATTTGCAGAAATGCTTAGATCAGTAACACAAGTATTTAGAGATGCATTCGACAGTATGTTTGATTTTCTTAACTCAAAAGCAATGTTACAGTATATGGAAGCAATCAAAACAATGGCTGTTAGTATTCTTATGATGGTTGGTGCATTATTAATACTAGGCGCAATGGATACAGCAGTTCTAACTAAAAGTATGATAGCTCTATCTGCTCTAGTTGGCTTCTTGGTTGGTGTAATGCTAATTATGAAAAAAATGGCAATGGTTCAAATAAAAGGTTCTATAAAAGACATGATAATAACAAGATCGAATCTTGCAGAACTTGGAACAGCATTCATTGGTATTGGTGCAGCTGTGTTGATACTAGCCTTTGCATTAAAAACAATTAGTTCTATAAATCCAGAAAAAATGATTTATAGTCTTGGAATTTTAGCAATTATGCTTGGTATGATGGTTGCTGTTATGAAACTAGTTGGGGAATCTGAAAAGGGAACAAACAAAGCAGTAAAATCAATGGTAAAAGCAGCTATTTCTATAGCATTATTAGCAAGACCATTAAAAACCATTGGTAGTATTGATACAACAACTGGTATAAAAGGTCTAATAGGTATAGCAGCGATAATGGCAATTATGGTTGGTTTTTCTAGATTTTCAAAAGCGATAGATCAATCTCAAAGACCTATTATTGGTATGATGAATATTGCCATAGCATTAAATCTAATGTTAATTCCATTAAAAGTAATTGGATCCATGAAAATAGGGCATATTGCAACTGCTCTAGGAACAATTACTGTTATATTTGGATTGATCATAGGTATTAATAAATTATTAGAAAAGAAATTAACAAAGGCTAGAATGGAAAATTTGACAAGAATGATGTGGTCACTTATTCCTATGGCTATTGGTTTGACAGCAGTAGGATTAGCATTATCAACAATAGGTGGATTACCATGGACAAATATATTAATTGGTCTTGGTGAAACATTGGCTGTATTTGGAATGCTAATTGGTCTTAATTTACTTCTTGACAAGAAGTTGACAAAAGCAAGAATAAAAAATATGACTAGTATGATGTGGTCTTTAGTTGTTATGTCAATTGGATTAACCGCTTTTGGTTCAGCAATCTCTTTAATTGGTTCAATACCTTGGAAAAATATTTTATTTGGTCTTGGGACTATAGTTGCTGTATTAGGAATTGTATTTACTATGACAAAATTAATGACTTCAGCAGGAGTTAGTGGTCTAACATTACTTAGTTTAAGTGGATCTATTGTAATATTAGCTGGTGGTTTATTGATATTTAGTGTTGCATTATTAGCACTTGGATCACTGCCATTAGCAACAATAGGTAAAGGATTATTAGCAATTGTGGCAGTATTTGTTATATTGGGCATAGCAGGTTTGGTATTACAACCTCTTATTCCGATATTAATTGCATTAGCAGCAACATTCGCAGTGTTTGCAGTTGGTGTATTTTTACTGGTTGTATCTCTTACAATGTTGGCTAGTATAGCAACAGTTGGAGCAGCAGTATTTGCAGCAGGTTTAATGGCAATTGCAGGAGCAATAGTAATTGCAGCTCCTTTAATAATGAAAGCTCTTTTAGCATTAATTGAGGGAGTAATCGATATATTTATTAAAGTTACACCAAAAATAGTGGAAGCTTTAAAAACACTCATCTTAGAATTACTTAAAGGTATAAATGAAGTATTTCCAGTATTACTTGACACTGTTGGAAATTTGCTTGTTGGAATTGTAACAAAAATAGCAGAAATATTCCCGACAATTATTGAATCTTTAATTGGAATGCTTCAAGAACTATTGAAAGCCATTGTAAATATTTTCCCAGAAGTAACAGCAACATTGATGACAATGCTTTTAACATTGTTAGACACTTTAATTGAAAATATTCCAGAGTTAGTAAATAAGTTAGTAGATTTATTCTTAGGTTTGATCAGAGGATTGACAGCAAGATTACCAGAAATAATGATTGAACTAACAAATTATATGACCGCACTTGTAAATGGTGCAGTAAATGCAGTAATAACAATGATACCTGTTATGGTAAATGCCGGATTTAATTTGATCATTGGTTTATTAGATGGTCTTGGTACAGCAATTGTTGAACGAGCACCGGAATTACGTCAAGCTATAATAACATTCTGTGAAAATATTTGGCAAGCTATATTATCATTCTTTGGTATCAATTCACCATCAACAAAAATGATGGAAGTAGCTAAGAATTTAATTGCCGGTTTATTGAAAGGTTTGTGGGATGGACTTTCTGGTTTAACCACTAATATTGGAAAATGGGCTGGGGATATAATGAAAAGTATTGGTGGCTTCTTTGAAGATGCATGGCAAAAAGGTAAAGATCTTGTCAACAACATTAAAAATGGAGCAAACAATGTTTGGTCAGCAACAAAAACCTGGTTTAGTAACAGAGCAGATGATATATCTGGATTCTTTTCTGGAATAGGATCAAGTATAAAAACCGCTGGTGAAAATATTTTTAATAAGCTAAAAGAAGGCGCAAAAAATATTTGGGAAAAAACATCTGGAGTTAGAGACTGGCTTAAAGCAAGAGCATCTGATATTGTTGGATACTTCTCTGAAAAAGTAAACAACGTAAAAACAGCCGGTGGTCAATTAATTGCCGGATTAAAAGAAGGTCTTGAAACTGGTGGCGAAAACATAAGAGAAGCAGTTGAAACTGTAGCTGGAAATGTTGTTGATTGGTTCAAAAATATTTTTGGAATCAAGTCACCATCTAGAGTATTTGCAGAAATGGGTATGTATCTTGATCTAGGTCTTGCAAAAGGTATTGATGACCATTCCGATAAGGCAGCAGATGCTGCCGAAGGATTGGCAGATGATACAGCAGATGGTTTCGAAAAAGCAGGATTATCTAAAGTATTGAGTGATTTAAATAGTTCATTAGAATCTGACTTTGATGGTGAGGTTGTATTAAGACCAGTATTAGATTTGTCAGAAATTCAAAATGGAAAAGATCAACTATATAGTATGATGGATGATATGGAATCTTATAGCATTACAGGATCAAATAATCTTGCAAAGCGGACAAGAGATGAAATAAACAGCAAACAAACAGTAACAAAAGACTCGAAAGTTGCAAATGCAAATGATGAAAATGCTCCGGTGGAAGTTATGAATAATACTTTCAATATTACTGGATCAGATCCAAAAGCAATTGCTGATGAAGTTTCGAGAGTTTTACAAATTCAAATCGATAGGAGAAAAGCAAAATGGGCAACCTAAAATTTAACGGTGTGACCATCATTGATACTGATCCTAATAATTTGTATGAATCTAAGATTGTAGGGGTCGTAATTCAGACCCCTCCAGTCTATGAATTTCCAACAAAAAAGATGGATGTAATACAAATTCAAGGACGAAATGGTGACATTATAATTGACAAAAATTCATATAATAATGTTGCAAGACAGTATAATATTGCAGCAGTATTTGGTAATGCTTCTGAATTTATAGCCAAAGTTCGTGAGTTAGTTGATTGGTTAACATCTGCAAATGGTTATGCAAGATTAGAAGATTCATATGAGCCTGATTACTTTCGCCTAGCAATGTATAGAGCGGGAGGGCAATTACCGAATTTTTATGATAAAGCAACCGCAATTGCATTAAAATTTGAATGTAAACCACAACGATTTTTGAAAAGTGGTGAGACACCAATTGAAATAGCAGCAGATGGTTTACCACATGAAATAGTAAACAATACAAATTATGTTGCATTACCAGAGATAGTAATTTCAGGAGGATTTACTACAATTGAAATAACAAATCCAAATGGTAATACAATCATTACCCTTAATGATCAAACTTTGGTTGATGATATAATTCTTGATTCAGAATTACAAGATGCATATACAGCAACAGAATATGTTAACAATAAAATAAGTGCAACAAATGGATTCATTAAATTGTATCCAGGAACAAGTCAAATTACAATAACTGGAGGTTCTGGTGCTTCACTAAAACCTAGATGGTGGGTGTTATAATGATTAGAATATACGCTCAAGACGAATTAGAATTTACAAGTCTTGGATTAGGAAGTCTTGATGAAGCAACTGCCGCAGTCGTTGCAGAAGAATTGAATGGTTCTTATGAATTAGAGCTGGAATACCCGATAACAGGAAGACACTTTGATAAATTACAAATAAGAAATATTATATTTTGTAAACCAAATATGTATTCAGCGGAGCAACCTTTTAGAATTTATTCAGTAACAAAACCAATCGATGGTAGAGTAACTGTTAATGCAGCACATATATCATATGATGCAAGCGGAATAGTAATAAAACCAAAAAGAAATTTAGAAACAAATGAAATAGTTTCGTTTGGTGAATTTAGTGAAGTTGAACAAGGATATTTGTTAGATTCAGTGTTGGCAGATATTAACGGATCTTCTGTATTAATAAATAGATTCACACTTCATAAAGGTATAGATAAAGAAAATGTATTAAAAGAAGATGGATATTCTATACCACAACCAATGAATTTAAGATCAATGCTTGGTGGATCTGACGGATCTATTTTAGATCAATATAAGGGTGAGTATGAGTTTGATAAGTTTGATATTTATCTTAGAAATAAGAGAGGTTCCGATAGAGGAATAACAATAAGATACGGAAAGAATCTAACAGATCTTGAACATGAATCGGAAGGATCAAAACTATATACTGGTATTTTTCCGTTCTATTCAAAAAGATATTCTGAATCAGTAACGAATACAAAACCAATATTTCAGCCAGCATACATCATAGCAGATATAACTCCATTAAGAGCAGATTGGTTATCTATAGAATATATTGACACATCATCATTACTTGGTGGAACACCATTAAACCCTGTTGTTGAAACTGTTAATTTAATAGTGGATGCATTAGGAAGTCTTGCAACATATTATGTACCAGTTATTGTTAAGACTGATGCAGAAGGATATGAATCTTATTTGGATAAGGTTTATATTTTTAGAAAAAACACAGTTGCTGCAGGCAATTTATTTGATGCATACATTGATTCTGTTGATGAAGAAGGTAATATTACAGGATTAAAGGATACATTAGATGGTGGAAACCCAATTGTTCCATCTTTTGGAAATATTTATGTTATAAAAGATGAAGACTCGGATTTTTACAATAAAAAAATAATATATGACAATGAACTTTTTGTTGTATATGAACGTGACGGATTTTATGTTGAGGTAATTGATGCTAGAACTGTTGAAGACACACAACCATTTACACAATACCAAGTTCCACTAACAACAACTACAATTTTACCAACATATAAAATAAGTTGGAATGGCGTTGAATGGGAAGAAGATGATATTAATGGCCATATCTATGTATATCCAATAAAACCTGATGTAAGTACTGTATCCGTAGATAAATATGTATATTTAGATCTTCTAGACTGTATTAATACAATTGAAGAAGGGGAATCTATCATATTCGATAATGCAACTGGGGTACTTTACATAAATCAAGAATTAAAAGATAAAGAAATACAAAACATATTAACGTTGGATATGACATCGGATTTAGATGCAATTGGTGGACTTCAACCAACAGATATGACACAAGAAACATTGTTTAATAAGGCAGAACAGTATCTAAAAGATAATGATTTCACGTTGATCAAAGAATCAATAACTGTATCATTTATACAGCTGTCAAATAGTCCAGAATATGAACAATTTAAAGATTTAGAAGTTGTTCAACTTGGTGATGAAATAACAGTCATTTATGAAAGTCTTGGAGTTAATACAAAGAGACGAGTAATATATACGGAATATGATGTATTAACCAATTCATATTCAGAAATTGAACTCGGCGATAAAACAAATACAATAACAAGTAATATAGTGTCAACAGGAGATAATATTTCATCATTGAAAAATGATGCTGATTATGCAAATAGGCAATATATTGTTGAATTAATTGCTGAGAATGCAAATATTATTAATGCAGAAATTCAAAATGCAATAATTAAGACACTAGAAGTTTCAAAGATTAATGTTTCGGGTTTACTCGAGGCATCGTCTGGATCAATAGATCAACTTGTCGCAAAAATGTTTACAGCAGATAATGCAGCAATAGCGGATGCACTTCTCGCTGGCACAATTAGAGTTAAAGGTGATTTCACTATGGATAGTGGATCTATAACTATAAATAAAGTTGCTAGCACAGAATATACATTAGCATATGTTTTGGAAAATAATCCATTTATGGGTAAAGATTGGTTATCATTAAACGGTATACCGGTTCCTGGTTGGGTTTATATTTCATATTCATCAAGCGAACTAATTGGTGATGAAAATGTTGATGGAAGTTTACTTGTTGATGGATTAGAAGAAGCACAAGCGTACATCGACTCAAACTATCCAGCGAATGGATATGGATATGGAGATACTCTTGTTATACTAGATTCAAATGGAGTATATATTCAATTTGAATGTCAACCGGTTGGTGGAGAACCACTTGATCCAACTGCATATCCTGAAGGAACTATATTTAAAATTGCATCAGAGGGTTATTACTACGATAAAAGATACAAATGGAATTTTACATTAAACACATATAAATTAGTAAGCACATATGTATTTACTGTTGATAAAGATGGTAATGTAATTGCTAACTCATTAACAATAACTGGTGGTTCAATACAGATCGGAGACAATTTTTATGTAAATAATGATGGTATTCTAACAGCAAAAGGCGTAAAAGTAATCGATGGTGAAATAAGTATACAAGATAAATTTAAAGTTGATGCTGCAGGAAATGTCGAAGCAAAATCTGTAACTATCGAAGAAGTTTATGCAGAAAAAATAGATTCAGATGAAGTAAAATCAAATGATGTTATTGTTGATAGATTATATCTTTTAAATGATAGAAATGTATATATTGAACGTGTAACCGAAGATGATACCCAATCAGAATCTCAAGTAGTAGTTGCAACAGCAGGAGCACTAGGGTTCCAAGATGGAAATCAACTTTATATATCAGCGCAAGTTACAACCAATTATGCTCTATTTGAAACAAAAAATTTTTTAGTAACAGTAAAATACAGAGATATGTATAACAATATATATACTTATGAATTGACAATTACGATTGTTGCTGGCGAATCTTCTGGAAGTGCTGGAGATGTTATTCCAGTTAGTGGAATGCAACAATATTCAGTAGATAATTTAGCAACTGCTTTTCCAGCTAGATATACTGAATCTAGAATTACCGGAGGAGTAACAAATAAAGTGGTATTGCATATATATACTGAAACATATGATATTGTAACCGGAATTTCTATGGGTGGAGTACTATCATTTATTGCAAGTGAAGATGCACCAGATACAACAAATTTAGCAGACCAAAGTCTGTGGTTTGATATTGATTAAAAAAAGAAGGAGAACTAAAAAAATGATTATTATTATCGCAAAAAAAATAGTTAATGGAAGATGGGCTAACATTAACGGAGAAGAATTATATTCAATTGGTCAATTGATTGATTTTGCTAATGGTCAAACATATATTGTAACAGCAATAGTTGGATCAAAAGTAACTCTAGAAGAACATGGAGTTGTGTCAGCAAATGAATAATGTGAGTACAGAATTGAAAAGCCCATATTTAAAATTAACAAAAAATGCTTTAATTGAAAAATTAGAAGCAGCAGATCAGGTAATTGCTTTGAACGCAGGTAAGATTGCAAATTATGACAAAATGAAAAGCAAATATGATATCATAAAAGGCGCTAGACAAGAAGACCTTGAGACTGTTCGCCTCGCAAATGAAACTATAAAAATTCATCAACAAAAAGAACAGGAAATGATATTAACATTTAGGACACAACTTGGAGAATTACAAGGCAATATTGCTGAACAAAATCAAACAATTTTAACATTATTTGAAATGATGGATAATTCAATTAACCAACAAATCTTTTACTATACTAAGTTTAAGAGTATTTTCGTTAATATGAACCCACCACAACCAGCAGAAGAGGTACCACAACCACCTGCTGAATAAACAACAAGGAGGAAGTAAAATATGAGTACATATAATGGTACACTAAAAAAATGGAATGCTACTGGTAGTGTGTGGGATATTCTCTATCCAAAAACAGTCGCAGACAATATTATATCTGGTGTTTTAGCTTTAGCTAGAATTCCTACTCTTGATGCTGGCAGAATTCCAGTATTAGATGCATCTAAAATTACAACAGGCGTGTTTGATGTTGCTAGAATGCCAGCAATTGCATTAACAAATACCGTTGTGTCAACAACAATGTCTGCATATTTAACTATTTATGCAGCAGATCCAACTCAAATGCAAGAAGGGGATGTCTTAATCTTAACTACAGATAATAAGACGTACATTCATAATGGCGGATCAGCTGGAACATCAGCAGACTTTACATTACTATCAACACCAACGGCTGCTGTTGCAAGTGTTGCTGGAAAAACAGGTGTGGTTACATTGGTTAAAGGTGATGTTGGATTGGGTAGTGTTGATAATACTGCAGATGCTGCTAAAAATGTATTAAGTGCAACTAAATTAACAACACCTAGAACAATTGCGGGTGTTTCATTTGATGGTTCAGCAAATATTTCTATTCCATTTGCTAACCTATCATCTAAACCGACAACAATATCTGGGTATGGTATTACTGATTTATATACTGGCGGTACTCTTGGTAAAATGGGTGCTGATGCATTTAACTATCTTGAATTTACAGGTCAGGTTGTTAACGTTTATTCTGATAATTCACTTGTAATGGTAATTAATGATACAGGTCTAGCACATAACATGAAGAATAAAAGACTAATAAATGTTACAGACCCGGTATCTGCCCAAGATGCAGCTACAAAAAACTATGTTGATGGACATCAACTTATGTTATCTGACGCCTTACCAACAACAGATTTGATTGATGGTCAAATGGGGTTTGAATATTAAAATTAAGTGAAAGGGGTATAGTACATGTCTACTTACAAAGGAACAATTAAAAAATGGAAGTCATCTGGTAGTATTTGGGATATTCTATACCCCCAAACTACAATGGATCAAGTAATATCCCTAAATACATCACTCGCAAATATGCAAAGTGATATTGATGACAAAACAAAGGTTTATTTTATTAACAATGCAACTGGATCATCTGGTGTATGGGCGGCAACTGTAACTGGAATTGACTCATATTATGATGGATTATTTGTTCATTTCAAATTACCATCTAGTGGTGCATCATCATGTACACTAAATATTAATGGTCTGGGTGCTAAAACAATATATCGTTATAGTAATTCACTATTAACAACGCATTTCACCACAAATTATATTATACCGCTAGTGTATGATAGTGTTTTAAACGGTGGTTGTTGGGTTGTTGCTGGTGATCCGTATGATAGTAATGAAACATATCATGATAGAAGTGATGGATATTTTCAAGCAGGAGCAACAATTTATGATTATAAAATAGTTATGGAAGGTTCCGATGGAAAAATGTATCCATTAACACTTGAAAATGGCACAGGGACAACTAAAACAGTATCACAACAACCATTTCTAATTGATGGTAAGATATTCTGGTATGGATCAACAACAGATCTAGCAGCAGATGCTGTAAGTAGATACTATTGGTATCCAAGAGATACAATATCAACTCTAAATTATACGGCTAATCAATCCGGCGGATGGACTGCCTATAAACCGATGTATTTAAAAGGAACGATTGATGCAAATGGATATTTTGTTCTAGATAATACAACATATACATCATGGCTTACACAAACAATACCAACATCAGATGATGGTTTTGTATATATATACTTGGGTCATATGCATGACACAGGAAATACGCTAGTTTTAGGTGAAGATCATAGTGCATATCAGTTTACGAATGGAACATTCCATTTATATTCACCATTACCATATGAGATAGATTTAAAATCAGATTTTGTATCTGTATCAACACATCAACACTCCTATGATATTAAGAAAAATCAAACAATAATGTTCAATAGCACATCAACTCTGTATATGTATATGGATGCTGATAATGAGGGTGGATCTTTTGAAATTGGAGACAGCTTTACTATTCTTAAAATGGGAACTGGTGCTGTTTATATTAATGCTAGTGGAGCAACAATCTATAGAAATATAGATGGGACTGCCGGTTCTGGAAGTTGTTATGTTGGCGGACGATATATGGGGGTTACATTTATTAAGATTGGTGCGAGTCAGTGGATGGCAATTGGCTTACTTAGCTCAACAGCGGTGAATTAATATGTTAAATAGAACAAATGGTATCATACAAAGTCAAGCTGCTGGTGGATCTACCCCAGTACAAGTTTGGGTATATATTACATATTCATCTTCATCCGGTTTGGATTATGATGTATTTTTAGATGCAAGTCAAGATGTTGATGGTATAGCAGAAGGTTTAGCTTGGCTTGAATCATATTATCCAGCAGAATCAATGGGTTTGGGTGACTTGGGTGTTGTTCTTGATATGAATCTCATATATATGCAGTATGAGGTACAACAAGAATGATAGATATTAAGCAATTATTTGATGACATCCTTGAAGAACAGGGATTTCCTAATACAAAAATTATTGAAATATTTAAGACAGGGTCACAGATATTTCACGATAATCCAAATGACCTAGATTTTGTTGCGATATGTTCTAATTATCCAAAAGGATATTTTAGAAAATTTATTAAAATTGATGGTATTGATTATGATTTAGTAATACGAGACGAGACAGTAATTAATGATTTACTATCATTTAATACAAATGGAAAAAATGAAGGATTTAATCAAGTATTATTACATAATTATTTTTATTGTTTAAGAGATGTAATTTACGGAAATTGGGACTATACTTGGAATATATTTCAATATGATGAACAATATCGTGAATACATGAGAACAAAATACATACAAACAGTTGGCAAACGTTATAAAAGAGAAAAACTAACAAAGGGATGGGTTCATTTCTATGTTATTTTAAAAATATTAACAAATAAGTCTACTGTTATAACTGATGAAATGACAAAAGATATTATTACCCTATATACATCAAATGGTAATGTTGGGCAATTAATAGATTGGATAGAAAAAGAATTACATATAAAATAGTATATAGGAGGAAGAAATATGTCAGAGTTTTGGAGATGGTTTCTTATCATTGGTGGTGGACTTATATTTACCATAAGTGTTTTAGATTCCGCTATTAGAGGATTTAGATACTTAAAGAAAGGTAAAAAATCTGTAAGGAAATCATTTAATGATAAAGTAATAAGTGCAGTACAGGAAGATCGAAAAGTAAGTTGTCCGTGGTTATTGAATATTGAACGTGATCATAAAGCACGTGAAATGGAATTAAAACTAACAAAAGATGCAATCATTAGTGAAATTAAAAGTGAGTTAAAACCAATTTTAAAAGATATTGGTGAAATTAAAGATACAATAGGTAAGCTTCACCACTCACAGATGACAGATCTTCAAATCAAATTGAATCACCTTTTCCATGATAAGTTTGATAAAAAGGGCGTCTTTAATAAAACAGATCAAACCAACTGGGATAAATGGTTTTCAGACTATACATCCTTAGGTGGTAATAGTGATATTAAGAGAATGGACGAACTTGTTCAAGCTGCTCGTGTTGAAATAACATTGGGAAAGACTCGTAAGAATAAGGAGGAAAGCGAGAATGAAAATAACTAATGCATTAATTCAAAAAATTGTTGCATTTCTTGTGTTCCTAACAGGTATTGTATTTGCAATACTTGGGTTGTTCGGTGTTAATGTTACAGTAAATCAAGCTGACATTAATAATATTATATTTGGTTTGGGTGTGATTATTGGTGCAATTATTCAGTTTGCTCCGATGTTATATTCTTTAGTCAAAGATAAGAACACAAGAGAACTTTTGGGTATTGTAAAAGATATTGTGTATGCTGTTGAAGATCTCAATGGACTTACAGGACCTGAAAAGAAACAGAAAGCCCTTGATTCTATAAAAGAAGTATGTGAATCTCGTGGTATTGAATTCGACGCAGAACGTGTCGGAGAAATGATTGAATCAGTAGTAGCAATCTACAATCTTGTAATAAAAAATCAAAAATTAAACTAAGGAGAAATTCAAAATGGAAAAGAAAATTAAAATTAAGTTTCAGAACTCTGATCCTTCAGCAGTTCCAACGGAAGCAACACTGGTGTTTGATTCATTGAATGAATTACCATCAGACCCAGCTGAATTAGCAGATGGATTATATATGCTGCAAGTTGTTGGTGGAGAAGTAACAATTGTAGCTAATCCAATCCCTGATCCATCACAATTAGCTGATGGAGATTACAAATTGGTAATGCTTGGTGGAGTTCCTACCTGGACACTTATCGTATAATAACATAAACTAATAAAAACCAAGTTAACGCATTTATTGCACACGGACTTGGTTTTTTCTATTTGCGCAAATTCGCATAATTTACATATCACTTTATAGGAAAGAAAGATAAGGAAAATCTCGGACGTACTTAGTGTAGTAGACGAATTTTTGTATTCTTATCTTTTATTTTTTACGCAAAAAATACATATCACTTTATAGAAAACTAAGGAGGTTTTTAAAAATGAAAAGAATTTTAGAAACGAGCATTCGTGTTTTAGCAGTACTAGCGATTGTTAACACCACTACCTTTGTATTAAGAAAGGGTGTTACATTTGCTGCACAGCAGATACACATTGCAAGATTTAAAAGAGAATTAAAGAAAACTTTGAAAGAAGGAGAAATAGCACAGCTTCAAGATGAAGATGGTAATGTTATCAAAAGTTACAAAATGATTGATGGTAAAGTTACTGAAATAGAACTCATCTTGGCACAAGAATAGCAAATGCTATTCTCTTTTATTTTGTGCTAAAAGTGTATTAAAATGAGTACAATTATTGAAACAACAGCATCATCAGAATCAAATACTAAAGACTGGTATATTCGACAAGTAAGTGAAGCCGGAGATAGGTATGGAAATAAACTTATCCATATGATGGATATTTACAATGCTGGAAGTCTTCAGGAAATGAAACTTGAGGATGTAAAAGAGTATTACGAAAAACATATTTTAGGGAGATAGCGGACGTGAAAGTAAAATTTAAAGGTGAAGTATATGATGTTGTCGACACATATAGCCATGGTGTAGTAATACCATTGATATTTGAATCTGTTAGAACATCATATAAGTATCGAGGAGTTATGCATAGTGATGTTGAAGTGGTTGATGATTCAGCAATTGAATATCGCAAAGTTCAGATTAAATTATTACCGAAAGTTACGGTATATAAAACACAATTCGTTAATAAGAACTTTGATTTTTCAAAATTAGGAGATATTGACAGAGATGTAATGTTAGTATTTAATGACTATGTTGTATTTAGATCGCCGGGATTTGATGATCTTACACAGATACCAGTCAAACACTGGCTATCACAACCAAATGGTGATAATTGGGGATTTATAAAATCGCCAAATGGTAATGTTACATTAAGTCCAAGTATTAAAATTGGACGACCAGATGGTCAAGAGCACTTCTTTATTAGAGATAGTAAAGTAATGCCTTGGTTAACTGACAGTTATGAATACGTTTATAAGAAAAAATAATAAAAAAAAGAAGGAGAATTTAGAAATGAAACAAACGATTGATATTTCAAATATTGGGTGGTTTTGGGCAGTAAACAGACATAGAGAAATTGATTATTATGTTAAAAATTATGCCATTGGTAAATTGTCAGATGAGTATACTAGACAATTAATGTCACCAAGAAATCTTGGTAATGTAATAATGTTTAATTTTTTAAGTATGCACCCAGAATTGTTAGGTACTTTAATTAGACACTACACACAAAACATCTTTTTATCAGATTATTCAACATTTGGTGGAGATATGTCTGATTTCTTTAATCCTCAAACACATCATATATATGAAATTATATGGGCTAGTTTTAGGGGTTACATATTCCCTGTAAGAATGATTGCGGACCTATTTGGTATACGTGATCATGAAGTTAGAGAACATTATGCAAAACTTGATGAGGAATTTAAAATTAATGATCCATTTGATGAGGTTTTGTATTATGAACTCGTGGATGATCATAGTCATTTTTCAGAACCAAGAACGGTTTTTCATATATATGATGAATATACAGTTCCATGTAATGAAAATGGACCAATATTATCAAAACTTGAAAAAGGTAATGAAGAAGTTTGGGATGAAACAAAATACCGCGTAGAAGACCATACAAGAAATAAGATATTTTCAATTCATCATGGTGATAAATGATGGAATACAAAGATGAAAAAATGGAGAAACGATCTGGTGTTGATTTCTTTATAGGCATGTTTTGGGCAACAGTATTTTCATTGCTAATATGGTCTATAATCGGTATTATTTTGTATTTTATATTTGCCTAAATTCGCATAATTTACATATCACTTTATAGAAAACTAAAGGAGGTTTTTAATAATGAAAGGTATGTTTTGGAAGATTTTAGGTGCTAGTATTGTTACCAGTGTCGTAGTAAACGGCGTGGTAAATACGGTTAGTAGAATTCGAAGAGATAAACTCGAAGATGAAAACTATCAAGAAGAAATTTTAAGAAAAAAAGAAGAAAGATTAGCTAAAAAAGCGGCGAAGAAAGACGGCAAAGGTTCCGGCGAAGTACCCGCTACAAAAGAAGCTTAATACTGCTTCTTTTTTTTTCTTTATCTAAAAAAACTAAGGAGAACTTAAAAAAATGGAAAGAAAAGTATTTGAACTAGTACAGGTAGGAAATGGATATTTTGTAAAAAAACATCCGAATAAGGTTATGCCAAAGGATACAAATATTACAAAATATTTTGTATTTGATGGTAAGATATTTTCTGATATGTCACTACCAGATGGACGTCATATGGTGATGATTCAACATGTGTGGGATGATGGTGATATTATGAAAAGTGGTTTTGAATATTCTGATGGAATAGCAAGAACGGGTTTTAACCCACTTCAAATTGTAGGTTTTTATGATTACCCTGTTCCACCAGCAACACTTGCAGATGATTTACATGAGTTTTTGAAAATCTATTATCATTCAGTACCAGAAAGTCCAGGTAAATAATCATGAAAAAAATAAGAAAAATTCATAAGAAAATCATAAGATTTATAAGCAAACTTATTCATAGAAAAAGATATTTAGTAACTTTTGAAAGAATAATTCAAGAAAATACTTTTTATAAGGATAAGTTAGTTTCTAAGGTTAAGCGTCATGTGTGGGCAAAGTCATATACAGATGCTTATAATAAAATTAGAGGTAAAAAGCATAAATATTATGGTGTTCAAAACATCAAAGTAACAGAAGGAGACAGATATTAATGGCAAAATTTGAATTTGGAGATAATGTAAGAATTAAAGAAAATAAGTTTGTTATTGATTCACCATTCGTGGCTGCAATGGATGGCAAACCAGCACAGTTTTATTCATGCTATAATGGTAATGTTCCATATACACTTGCTGAAAGTGAAATAGAATTATTACCACCGGAAGAAAAGAAAGCGGACGTAGTTGTCATTCCTAAATATGAGACGGTCGAAGAAAAAATTGCAAAACGTCTTAAGGGTTTAATTGATTTCAATGCAGACTATGTTGTGTCGTTTTCAGCAGGTCATATAAAAGTACGAGAAGTCCAAAAAGATGATAAAATCGTATTTGAAGATGACTTTGATTTTTTAAACAGAGGATAATAAAAAATAAAAAAAAAGGAGAATTTAGAAAATGAAAGGTTTTGCGTATTATCTAGGTAAAAAAGTCATATCAAACAAATTCTTATATTTGTTTTTGAATTTGACATGGGGACTATTAATGACCGTTCTAGGTTTTATTCTATTGTTAGTGTTGCTGCCATTTGGTACGGTTAAAAAATACAATGGAATTTTATATTTACAACTAAAATACAATCAAAATTCACATCGGATTGGTTATGGGTTCTCAATAGGTCTTGTATTTTTTGTCCATGCGCCATGTCCAAATAAAGGTCTTATGAGTCATGAATATGGACATACTGTTCAGAATGCTATTTTTGGACCATTTATGCCCTTTTTAGTTTATATTCCAAGTGCAATCAGATTTTGGTATAGAGAAATTAAAGTTAGAGTAAAGCATATGTTATACTCTGAATTACCAAAATATGATGCAATATGGTTTGAAGGTTCTGCTACAGAACTTGGTAAGTACTACGATACGGTGCATTAATCATGGGTGATCAATCAAAAGAAAAGTTCGGATTATTTACAAATTCTGGATTTAAAACTATTACAACCTATGGTAATTTATTGATATCTTATGAAAATTTTAAGACTCATCTAGAACGAGTATATCGAAGCAAAACAAGACACAAATTACCAAAATTATCTGAAAATTATATGTCCTCTGACAATCCAATTCTTGTTAAAGCTAGAAATCTGTATATTGAATATATTAAAGGTTTTACTGGTTTTGAGAATTTAGAATTCATATGGAGTTCCGGAAGAAAGTATAGGGATGAAAGCACAACAGCAGACTGTGTAATCATTCAGAGGATATACTAATGTGTACTAATTATTGTGTGGCGTGTGGTCAAGAAATACCAGAAGGTGACATGATTTGTTCAGTATGTAAGAAAAAATCCGAAACAAAAACTATTAAAGTAAAACATAAAGATAATAAACCCTTCGTTCTTAAAAAATGGTCTGGTGATAATTGGGATAAGCCCGATGTTGGTGATATTGTAAAAATATTTGGAACAGATTTTGAGGTTATTTCAAATGAGCCAGGAAATGTAGAACTGAAGAAAGTAAACGCATAAATTTCATCTCTTATTATAGGAGGATTGATATTTATGAAAAGATTTTTTAAACGATATACTGTATTATTCAGAGGTAATATTGTAAGGAATTTAATCGATGCTGCCAAGACAATCAGAGATATTGTAATTATAGCAATTAAGGTGCCTTGGTATATAATCAGAGGAATTCTAACATTTACGTTATGGATATTTGGTATTGACTGGATTAGAATCGAAAGAAATATTTATAGAAAGGTAAGAGCTTATTTTGCGTAGGCTCTTCCTTTTCTTAATTTACCTAAATTAGAAAGATAAGGAGACGTTTTAAAATCATGAGTAAATATTTATATACAGTTGTATGTAGATACTATACCATTAACGGTATAATGGAATATGATCTTTACGAAGTTCTTAAACGTCTTCGTATGGAACGAATAATTCGAATACAACCATATTATGATGTATTTCGTGTTGAAGAATTGGCAAGATTTCATGTATATACCGGTCAAGCAGTTGAATTTGTAATTAAAAAAGTAAAAAGGAATATTAAACTTGATGACGGAGATGCAAAATATTTTTATTCAGTATATGAACCTTGGTCTATAATGTATGATGGATGGTTCGATTTAAAAGAAATAAATAAGTTGAATGATTTGACTATACAAACTAGATTAAGTATGTCTGACGAAGAATTCCAAAAAATTTATGGAGGATCAAATAATGGATAATTCTATTAAAGAACGTATTGAAAAAGTTCTAAAAAATAAAATTGGAACTAGTTATATTCATGAGGATAAAAAACACGATGTAAAAGTATTTGCTCTACGTGGTTATGGTAGGAATGTTCTCATTATGTATGACACAGAATTACAGGGTAAAATGTACACAAGAGTTGTTTACCCAACAAAAGAAATGCTCATGGTAACAATTGAGCAAGACCAAAACAATTATGAGTCATATCTAGCAGAAAGTGTTAAGATGATGATTCAATTAAGAAAGAAGGAGGAACCAAAATGATATTTGCACCATTTAGGTATATGTTTGCCGGCATAATCATGGGGATGGTAATTGTTGGTCTATCCACCGATTATGTTATAGTCAGAAGAACTAGTTATGAAAAACTTAAAAGAAAAGCGGAGGAAAAATAATAATGAATGCAATACTTAATTCAAAAGATATCTACACACCACCGTATCCAGAAAGATGTGACCAATATCAAAACCATTTTATAAGTAGAGTTTTATATAATAGTGATCTTGAATTATATATCGTAATTGAAAATAGTCGTGGAACTATTAATGATACTGAAGCACGTGTTTATGTGTTTAATAAGGAAAATAAAAACTTGTTTAGCTATGAACATGAATACGTTAGCCCATCATACAGATCAATTGATACCATAAAGGTTAGTGAATTTCCAGTTTTAGATGCTAGAGTGGATAGTTATGTAAATAAATATGTTGAAATGCATAACAGTAAAATACTAACAGAAATTACTGAGTTCAAATCTTTATGTGATATTGTGTTCTCAAAAATTGGATCACAAAAATGGGATACTGATAGAAATCGTTTTAGGGATACGTTTAGTCAGCTATTAAAAGAGTATAAATATATAGCCAATGCTCTAACAAAAGCTGAGCAGTTAGAATTACTTAACGAAGTATGTTATATTCCCATTGGTAAGTAGACTATGAAAATTGGTAAAAAAATAACTAAGATATTAGTTGGTTTTGGAATTTTTGGCGCGGGGGTAGTTTTGGGAAAACAATTTCAAAAAACTTCTCATGAGAAAAAAACAGTATATGCTGGTATTCTCAATTTATATTCTAAAGAAGGTGACACACAAATGTATGTTGCATTTGAAATTCCGCCAGAGGAGTTAGTAAATGCAGCGGACGTTATATTTAGAATAAATAAATTGAAATAGCATATTTTACATTTCTTATTATAGGAACATAAAAATAAAAAGGAGAAGATTTTATGAAAGTGAAAACAAAAGCGGACTTATATACGATTGCCGAAGATTTGGTTAAAGAGTATAATACCGCAAGCAGTACAGAAGATAAAGGTAAAATTCTGGTTAGTGTAATTAAAGTAGTTAACACTATTAAAGAAATTGAAAGTCAGAGTGTTGAAAATCTTATTAAAAGAAAAAGACTCAAACTAGATGAGGAAAAACTTGAAGTCGATAAAGCTCGATTGAAATTCGAAGATGCACGAATGATTCTTGATAAGGCAAAGCTAGACTTTGACCACATTAAGTTCAATTCGATGAACGAGAATGATATTCGAAAAATGTCGTTAGAGGACTCTAAACTAGTCTTTGAGGAAAAGAAATTTAGTATGGATTTAGACAAGGCTAAGACGGACAAAATATTTAATGGTGTAATGAAAGGATTAGAAATTGGATTACCACTGATTATCTATGCTGGCTTGTCGATATTGTCTTTGAAAGCCATATATAAAGACGACGTTAGAGTTCCTAGTGAAACATGGAACTTCATCAAAGGTGTTTCGAGAAAATAAGGGTATTCATTTACCCTTGAATCTTATAAAATAATAAATAAGGAGAACAAAAATGTTTAAAAAAACATTCAAAAAAATCCACGAGGTTGTTGATGATGGTAGCAATAAATTACAATCATTAGTAAAGCAAGCTGAATCATTTGTTGGAAAAACAGAGGAACTTGTTAAGACTAGTGATAATAGTCTTAAAATCATTGCTGGATTTATGATAACTTCAATGGGATTACAGATTCTTGTTTCTTACACACAATTAAGGGTAAATATGAAAATGCTTTCCGTATTAAGAGGTGTTAAGAAATGAAACGTTTAAATAATAATCAAAACGAAATGTCAAAAAGAAATCGTGATATTTATGAAGCTCGTGAAAGTGGGGCAATGGTTGTTGAACTATCAAAAGAGTATCAACTATCAATTCCACGAATCCATCGTATATGTCAACAAGAAGAAATTAAGGATTTACGAGAAAGAAATATACAACTCGAAAATCAAGTAAATTCTTGTAATAATATCCTCAGACACACGAGAGGGGATAAAAAATGAGTTAGGAGAATTTTGAATAATGTATAACGGATATCTTCTTAGTGAGCTAATAACTTATGCCGTAAAAGAATATCCGGATTATGATATTCGAAAATCTAAAAAGAAATTTAGACAACGGCTATATGAACAACTAGCTATGAATGAAGTTCTTGAATATTGTATGGATAGGCCATTTGATGACTTGGTTGATGTGTTAGAACAATATGAAATATTATATTCTATAACTCATGAGGCTTTTAAAAGCGATGCATACAAATTTCAATTAAATGTAGTTAGAAAATTATTGATATTCTTAAGAAAGAGAAGTGAAATTTATGGATTCTAAAAAAGAACACACGTATATAGTTAATACTAAATATGATTCATGGGGATTTCTTAATGGATATTCATGCAAATCACAGGATAAAGATCACTTCTTGAGACATTTGGGATACAAATTCTCTAATCTATGTACAATGCATGAATTAAATACCGCATATGAATGCGGGGATATATCTATTAAAAAAGTAATAAAACAAAAAGACCAATTAGTAAATAAAGAAAAAAGAATTAATGTTGTTGATGAATATTATAACTCATTTGGGTATGTCTTGGAAATAAATAATGGAAGTATTTTAGAACCAATAATTGAAACCAAAACATTCTCAACAGATACAGAAGCTAATGAGTGGCTTAATTCGCAAAATTAACATTCACTATAATGAAGTTAATAAAATAAAAAGGAGAAAATTTTATGAAAACAGCAACAAAAATCGGTTTATTAGGAATCGCTGTAACAGCAATAACTTCAATTGTATTCGGAGTAATTGAGATTAACGATGCTAGAAAAGGCAAGAAGAGACTCAATAAGGAAGATATTAAGTTGATTGCTACAGCAGTTGTAGAAGAACAAAATAAACCAAAAGTTGATCCAGAAAAAGATCCTAATGAATAATGTAATTTCACTAAATGTTAAGAGCATTTCATATGCTCTTCATTTATATTTTAGAAGAGAAGGAGAACTTAGAAAGTGAATCTAAAAACAAAACAAGTACTTGCAGTTGGCTTTTCCGTGGTTGGAGCAATAGGAACTGTAGGGACGGCAATATTAGCAAGAAAAGCAGCAATGAAAGAATCAATTGTACGAAAGAAAATTCATAATTTTGAATCACTACCTTTAAAAGAAAAGATAATGGCTTTGTACAAGATTTATATTCCAACTGGAATAGCTGGAATAGCAACAATTTCATCAATAGTTGGCTCAACAATTATGAGTAATAAAGCGCAGGCTTCTATTATGTCAATGGCTGTAATTGCCGACCAAGGGTGGAAAAAATACAAACATCAAGTAAAATCTGTACTTGGTGTTGATGCACACAATGATATTCTGAAAAGTTTATCACAAAAGGAACAAAAAGCAGTAAAACAGCACATAACTAGAGATGAAGGGGATCGTAGAGAACTTTACTATGATGAACTAATTGGATATTTTCAAGCCCTACCCGAAGATGTTATGTATGCATATGCTACAATCAATGAAATGATGAATGGAACTTTGAATGGATATCCAACAGATGAAGTTTTTGAAGGAGTAACGTTGCTACAATTTGTAGAATTAGCAAAAGCTAATATTATTGATACTTCAATTACGAAAGAATACCTTTCTTCATGGGGATGGACAATGGATTATTTATCTGAAACAAAAGATATAATCTGGATTCACATGCAATTAGTAGATGAGATTACAATTGATGATGTCGAACCTCAAATACCATATAAAGTCATTTCTTGGTTGGAAGATCCAATTATGCTTGGTGTCGAAGACTATGAAGAACGTCTTGATTTAGATTTTGACCCATTCCTGGATAATCCAAATCATGAGTATGCCACATTTGAAATGTTCGGATATACTAAAGGTCCTGATGGTAAACTAATAAAAATCAAAAATGACAATGATGGAGAGGTCAACGAGGATGAAGAGTAACATATTAAAAACAATAAAACCATTTTTAGCGCAACATGAACCCGAGATACTTATGACAATGGGTATCTCTGGTATGTTATTTTCAGTTGTATGGGGAATAAAAGCAACTGCAAAAGTAACAAAGAAGGTTGAACAAAGAAAACAACAATTAAAAAAGGATAAACTTACTATTGAAGAAATATTTAAGTTATCCTGGAAAGATTATTTACCTGTTGTTGTAAGTACCGGCATGTCAATCCCTTGTATAATTGCTGGAAATCGCATAGCAAATAAAAGGAATATTATGTTGGCAGCTGCATATACATTGTCAGAAACTGCTCTTCAAGAGTATAAAGAAACAACAAAAACCTTAATCGGCGATAAGAAATTTGAGAAGATTGAGGAAAGTATTTCAGAAGAAAAAGTCAGAAAGACATATAAAGATGGAATAAATAATGTTACCCTTATTGGAGACGGCGATAGTTTATTTTATGAAGAATTGTCTGGAAGATATTTCAAAACTAATTGGAATCGCATATCAAAGGCAGCGAACGAATTGAATGCTCAAGCAATGGGTGATTTGTCTGGTGTAACTACTTTGAATGATTGGTTTGATATTCTGGGGTTAGAAGAAACTGTTCTTGGTGAAACCATGGGTTGGTCAATACAAGACGGTAAACAAGGCATCATTGATATTAGTATTGATACTGTTTTAACACCGGATAATGAACCATGTGGTGCAATTAGATATAACACAAGACCAAAACAAGTATACAGCTACTAGTTATGGTTTTAGTCTTATGGAATGGATGACTATGTAAAAATAGATAACCCATATATGTATTAGTTCGCTAACCGATGAGGTTTTAAATATGCGCATATGTATATGGGTACATTCCACGGAATTATATTCGCATAAAATACATCTGGTATAATGAAGGGAAACCTTTGTTATATAAATAATAAAGAAGGAGAAACGAAAATGGAAAATTTGACAAACGATGTTGCAACTGAAGTTGCTACTTCATCAGTATGTCCGATCGTTAAGAAAGCTCTACCTATCGCTGCACCAGTTGCAGTAGTGGTTGGACTTGCATTAGCGGTTAGATATTTCTGGAAGAAAAGAGCGGCTAAAAAGGCAGCAGTACAAGCGGAAGAAAAACCCGTTGAAGTGAATCCAGCTGATCAAGAATAATTAACAAGCTGGGCCCGGATGACAAAGGGGTATGAGTGAATCATACTCCTTTATCTTTTCCATTTAAAAAATTATGAAAATCGAGGAAAAATTATGGGACTAAAAGACTTTGGAACTAACTCAGATTCAAGCAAGAAACCTGAGCCAGAACGTATAAAGAAAGACACGATTACTACTAATGTATCTGTCAGAAAAGAATCAGAATTCAAAAAATTCAAAAGAAACTTCTTTGCAGAAGATGCAAAAACGGTAAGAGGTCAAGTTTTTACTAGTGTCATTATACCTGGTATCCAAAGATTGATTACTGATATGGTCAAAACCGGTATTGATATTCTTATCTATGGCGGTCGAAGCAGAGACCCAAGGGATAGTCGAAGTAGAAATATTAGTTATACATCATTTTATGATAGAAATAGAGATACAAACTACGATCGAATCCCGCAAGCAGCAACAAGAAAAGATTTCTTTAATTTTAACGAAGTTGTATTGTTTGATAGGGGAGAAGCAGAAGAAGTACTAATGAGTCTTAGAGATCAAATCGATAGATACAAGATGGTATCTGTTGCTGATTTCTATGATATGATTGGGCAAAGTGCTCCATATACAGCAAATAAGTATGGTTGGAGAGACCTATCTGATGTAACAATCGACAGGGTTAGAGATGGATATTCTATTAATTTCCCTAAGGCTACACCACTAGATTAAACGAAGGAGAATAAATTATGAATAAATTTACAGGATTTATTAGTAAGGTTGGTTTTTGGGGTAAACAAAAATCACCAGAACTACTTGTAGCTGGAGCTATTATCGCTGCAGCAGGAAGTATTGTATTAGCCGTTAAAGCAACACCAAAAGCAGAGCTTGTAGTTGCTAATGCTAATAAAAAAATCAAAGAAATCAAACAAGATATGCATGATGATAATAAATTATCAAACAAAGAGTACTCTGTTAGTTTAGGCAAAAAAGAGTTAACTAAAGTCTATGCAAAAACAGGACTCGAACTAGGTAGATTATATTTACCAACAGCAATCGGATTTGGCTTAACTGTTGCCGGAATTCTTGGTTCACACAAAATCATGAAGGGTCGTAACATGGCACTTGCAGCTGCTTATACGACATTAGAAAACGGCTATCGCTCATATCGTGAGAGAGTTGCTGCAAAAATTGGAGATCTAGCAGAAAAAGATATTTTCAGAGATGTCCGTGAAGAAGAAAAAGAAGTTGTTGATAAAGATGGTAATCTAACAAAACAACTTGTAAAAGGGCCACACGTCAAAGCAGATAGTGATTTTACTGTAATGTATGATCGAACTGCCCATGGATGGATCAGAGATACTAATATGGTATTAAATCAATTAGCAATGAAAGAAAAATACCTAAACATGAAATTAGTATATACTGGGGCAATGTTCCTACATGAAGTATATGAGGAATTAGGTATTGATATTTCTTCACTTGGTGATGAAAAGCTTCAAGCATCTAGAGTATTAGGATGGATTTATGATCCTAGTGATGACACAAGAGATTCTTATATTTCAATGGGTCTATTTGACAGATTTGGAAATAAAAACCAATATGCTATGGATTCATTAAGAAGTAACGCACAAGAATTATTCTTAGAATTCAACGTGGATGGTGATATTCTTACCGGTAAGAACGGTAATAAAATGTTCACACAATTCAGAAAGGTGATCTAATGAAAAAAGTATTGATATTTTTAGTTGGAGCATCTCTTGCAGCGGTAGCCGGTTATAAAATCGGCTACATGCGTAGCAAAAAATATTATGAGCATTTAGCGGACGAAGAAGTAGCTGCTGTTCGAAAAGTATTACTTGCTCGTTATTCTGGCGTCAAAGAAGAGGCTGTTGTACCAGAAGGTGACAATAAACCAATTGATGAACCAAAGAAAGAAGAACCAAAGAAACCTGTAGTTAAAAAAGTCAATGGCAAGATTGACTACAGTGAACAATACAGAACAGGATCAGATCAAAGAATTCCTGGTGATCCTGGAGAAGAAAAACTTGTACATATTAAAGAGGAGGAAGTAGACACGACTAAACCATATATTATGACACCTGAAGAATTTCAGGATAGTGAATATGAGACTGTTACCCTTTATTACACTGCTGATAAAGTTCTTACCGATGACGATTATAATCAATTGAATAATATTGGAATCGTTGGCGGTTATCCTAATCTGGATAAAATGGGAATTTATGATGCTGATTGTTTGTTCATTTGTGATGAGAAAAAGGGCATTGTATATGAAGTTCTTCTAGAAGAAAGAACATATGATCAAATAAATGGTATAATAGGAGTAGTCGAAGAAGACTAATCTAATGGAATTAGAAGAATTATATTTTGAATGGATGAGCGAATTGGCGTTTCCAAGTATCTATGACAGACGCCGATATAGTCGTCTGCTCGAGATTCTAAATTCGTCAATATTCCATTTTTCCATCCCTATGGATGAAAATAGAATGACAGATGGTATTGATTTAAGATACCGATTTGGTTATGAAAAGGGTTATTCAAATCAACAAATGGATATTGCCCTTCGTCATAATCGTAGTTGTAGTATGCTTGAAATGATGGTTGCACTTGCATTGAGGGGTGACGAACATATAGCATATGATTATGAAACTGGTGGTAAAACCGACTATATATTCAATACAATGTTGGAATCACTACGATTAAAATCAGAAACAAATGAACGTATTGATATTCGATATGTCGAGAGTAGAATTGATGCATTATTAAATCATGATTATGACTATGATGGAAATGGTGGGCTTTTTACTGTTGAAAATCCTAGACAGGATATGAGACATGTTGATATTTGGTATCAAATGAACTGGTTTTTACAAAGATTATTCAATAATTAAAAAAGGAGAATTTAGATCATGTTAAAAAATGTTATTAAAAGACGTCCGTTTATTGCCGGATTGGTTACTGGAGTAGTTGGAATTGGTATCCTTGGTGGATATTTAAGAAAGAAAATTGGTCATAAAGTAATCATTCTTACAGCAATCATTGACGGACCAGCCCCTATAGAGGAAAAGCCTGCAAAAGATCCAAAAGAGGCCGAACCTAAAGACGTAGATCCTAAACCTGAAGTAAAAGAAAATTAAGTAGGTAACACATATGCTTGATTTTCTGATGATTTCGACAAGAACACGTAAAGGTGTTGTAGAAATATATCCGAAATTCAAAATTACAAGTAAGAGTAAGGATCTAATGATTCGAGGCGGTGACTTTTATGCCGTCTGGATTGAACAACTTGGACTATGGTCCACAAATGAGGATGATGTATTACAACTCATAGATGGATATTTGGACGAGTTTGCGCAAAAGAACAAACACAGATATGGTGAGGATCATATACGAATCATGTATATGTGGGATGCGGAAACAAATATGATCGATGTATGGCATAAATATTGTCAAAAACAGCTTCGATCTAATTGGAAACAACTTGATGAAAACTTGATATTTCAAAATCAAGGAACCAATAAGGAAGATTATGGTACAAAGAGATTACCCTATTCTCTAGACGAGGAAGGAACTATGGAGGGTTGGAACGAGATGGTTTCGACCCTTTATAATGAAAACGAACGTCATAAGATAGAGTGGATTATTGGTGCTATACTTAGTGGTGATTCAAAAACAATCCAAAAATTTGGTGTATTCTATGGTCCGCCGGGTAGTGGTAAATCTACAATCCTGAACATCATTCAAGAGTTATTCAATGGATATTTTAAAATGTTTGATGCTGAATCTCTTGGTTCGGCATCGGACGCTTTTGCGCTTGAACAATTTAAAGCAAATCCATTAGTGGCGATAAGCCATGATGGAGACTTGTCAAGAATTGAAAAAAATACTAAAATTAATAGTTTGGTTTCTCACGAGAAGATGATTGTGAATGAAAAGCATAAATCCTTATATGAAATGAGATTTATATCATTTCTTCTAATGGGCACAAATAGTCCTGTAAGAATCACAAATGCCAAATCAGGTTTGATGCGAAGATTGATTGATATTTACCCATCTGGTAATAAAATACCACTTGCTAGATACAACCGTTTAATGACTCAAATAAAATTTGAACTTGGTGCTATTGCATTTCACTGTCTTCAGATATATGAGGAAGACAAACATGCATATGATGACTATAAACCTATTTTGATGATGAGTGAATCTAATGACTTTTATAACTTTGTATCTGACGCGTTTCCTATATTTAAAAAAGACAACAGTGTAACATTGAAAGTTGCTTGGGAAATGTATAAGATGTATTGTGATTCGGCAAAAGTGCCATATCCAATGTCAATGAGAGTCTTTAAAAATGAATTGCGAAATTATTTCAAAAATTATGAAGAACGATACAGGGTTAATGGCGAATACGTGCGATCATACTATTTTGATTTCCGAACTGATATTTTTGAACAACCAACGGAAGTGATTAAACCAAAAAATAGAAAGAAAAAAGATTCATTTGAATTAATTGAATTTGGTGATTATCCTTCTAAACTTGACGTCGATTGTGCAGATTGTTCAGCTCAATATGGAACAAGATCTGGTATTCCAATGAGTAAGTGGTCGGAATGCTCTACAACATTGAAAGAACTTGATACCAAGAGATTACATTATCTTAAGGTTCCATTAAACCATATAGTCATTGACTTTGATATTCAAGACGAACATGGTGAAAAAGACTTTCAAAAAAATCTGGAAGAGGCTAGTAAATGGCCAAAAACATATGCCGAGGTTAGTAAGTCTGGAAAAGGTATTCATCTTCATTATATTTATGATGGTGATCCAACATTACTTAGTCGTGTATATGCAGATAATATAGAAGTCAAAGTATTTACCGGGGATAGTTCTCTTCGAAGAATGCTTACAAAATGTAACAACGAAAACATAAATAAAATTAATTCGGGTTTACCAATGAGGGAGGTTGGACGCGTGATAAACTTCGAAAGTGTTAAAAATGAAAAGGCCATTAGGTCTTTAATAAAAAACAATCTAAATAAGGAGTATCATGCTGGAACTAAACCATCGGTTGACTTTATATTTAAAATCTTAGAAGATGCATACAATAGTGGCGTTAAATATGACGTATCTGATTTACATGGTATTATATTAGCATTTGCTGCGAGCAGCACTAACCAATCAGACTATTGTTTAAAATTAGTACCAAAAATGAAGTTTAAGTCGGATGATGCTTCTGAAAATGTAGCGAACGATGAAAAACCAATAGCATTTTATGATGTTGAAGTATTTCCAAATTTGCTAGTTGTCAACTGGAAATTACAGGGTGTTGGACGTCCAATAACAAGGATGATTAATCCAACCCCACACGAAATTGAAATGTTAATGAGATATAGACTTGTTGGGTTTAACTGTAGACGATATGACAATCATATTATTTATGGAGCACTTCTTGGATATTCTAATTTAAAACTATTCGAATTGAGTAGTAAAATAATCAACCAAAAACAAGGTTTCTTTGCAGAAGCATATAACATCAGTTATACTGATATTTATGACTATGCGGTTGAAAAGATGTCACTTAAGAAGTGGCAAATTAAACTTAAAATCAAACACAAGGAGCTTGGTCTTCCATGGGATCAACCAGTTCCTGAAGAAAAATGGTTGGAAGTTGCCGAATATTGTGATAACGATGTCATCGCAACTGAAGCATTATTCAATCATACAGCTGGAGATTTTAGAGCAAGACAAATGTTAGTGGCAATGGTCAAAGGGTATAGAGGATTAAATGTTTGCGTAAACGACACTACAAACTCATTATCTACAAAATTGATATTTGGCACTGAAAAAGCACCAAAATTAAATTATGTTGATCTTGCAGAGGAATTCCCTGGTTATGAATTTGTAAAAACCTGGAATCCTGAAACCAATAAATATGACAAGAAAAACATGTATCGTGGTGTTGATTTGAAATTTGGTGGGTATGTATATGCGAAACCAGGTATGTATACAGATGTTGGTTTGCTTGATATTGAGAGTATGCATCCAAATTCAGCACTAGCCATGAATTATTTTGGCGAATACACACCAATATTTAGGGCTCTTGTTGATTCAAGAGTTTATATTAAAAATGGAAGACTTGATTTAGCTGAAGAGTTATTCAATGGAGTATTGAAACCATTCCTAGATGATCCAACTATGTCTGATGATGTTGCAACTGCATTAAAAATCGCAATCAATTCAGTATATGGTTTAACTTCAGCAACATTTAGCAATCCATTTAAGGACCCAAGAAATGAAAACAATATTGTTGCTTTACGTGGAGCATTGTTCATGAAAACATTACAAGATGCCCTTGCAGAAAAGGGTGTTGAAGTGATGCATATAAAAACAGACTCCGTTAAAATTCCAAACATTACTGATGAAATAGTTGAATTCTGTCATGAATTTGCTCATAAATATGGGTATAAGTTTGCGCACGAGTGTAACTTTGACAGAATATGTCTTGTTAATGATGCAGTGTATGTTGGTAAACTTGATAAACATGGAATCAGAAATAAGGGCGGAAAGAAAGCAAATAAATGGACAGCAACAGGAACTCAATTTAAAGTTCCATATGTTTTCAAAACATTATTTAGTCATGAGAAAATATTGTTTGATGATCTGTGTGAAGTTAAAGAAGTTAAATCTTCTATTTACCTAAACATGAATGAATCAGACGGTGTTGATGACTTGAAATTTATTGGGCGTGTTGGAAACTTCTGCCCAATTTTACCAGGACATGGTGGAGGACTTTTAGTTAAACCTGTTAATAAAAAGGATGGTACTGTTAGTTATGATGCTGTAACTGGATCAAAAGGATACAGATGGCTTGAAGCTGAAATGGTTGAGGAACTTGATTTAAGAGATTCAATCGATACTTCATATTATAATGTTATGGTTGATAATGCAATTGATACAATTAATAAGTATGGAGACTTTGAGTGGTTTGTTGATCATGAACAACATGAATCTGATGAGGAAATATTTATATCAGCAGATAATGAAGTTTTTGATGTAGAAGAATTAAATATGTAATAAAACGATGGGTTGACACTGATATTTTGGTGTTAGCCCATTGATATTTGAAAAATAAAAAAGGAGAACTAAGAAACATGAGTAGAGTTATTGAAAATGGTATCGAGAAAGTTCAAGATACTAAATTTATATTCAATGATCGTGGCGGATTCGAAGTAAGAGATGCTTATATTTTCTGGACAAACTTTAGAGGAGAAGCAAATATTTTTGGTAATACTGCACGAAATTTCAATCTTGCTATTACACCAGAACTTGGAAAGATATTGCTTGAACGTGGATGGAGAGTCCGCGAACGTGCTATTGATCCAGATCATCCAACACCAGAGACCACATTATATTTCATTAATGTTAAAGTTAACATGAATAGCATCAATCCACCAATCATCAGTTTATATTCTGAATTCAGAGGAAAAAGAACAAAGAGAGCTCTTGAAATTGAAAGTATTGGTGAGCTTGATCGAATTGATATTCAGGAAGTTGGTTGTATAATCAATGCTTATATATCCGAAAATTTTCCTGGAAAAGTTACTGGATATTTGCAAAAATTGAATGCAATTCAAGTACCAGACATCGAATTCGGTGGTCGTTATGATGACTGGATGGATGACGAAGAAGACTGTATCGCGAATGGAACTTGTTCACTCAACGATCGTCATGATATTTAATAAATAAAATAAGTTATGAGGTATCTCATAGTGATGCTGGAGATCAAACCCGTGTACGCCTATATGGAACTCTTAGAGACCGGCCGCTCTGATTGTTCGATCATATGGACAGCTAACTAGTTGGCGAGAGGCTGAAAAAATACATCTGCGGCAGAGGGAAAACTGCTAGCGCCCAGGTATACACGTAAAACGATCATCCGATTTCCAGCATCCCTATGGGATACCTCTAACTTTTTCTAAGGAGTAAACAATATGGCAGGAGTACAACTGCGAGACTACCAATATGATGCTCTCATGAAAATGAGAAATGGCTGTATATTAAATGGTGGTGTTGGTTCAGGAAAAAGTAGAACATCTCTTGCCTACTATTATACTCTCAATGGGGGCGAGGTAAACACCGAGACATATGTAAAAATGAAGGCCAAACCAATGGACCTTTATATTATTACAACAGCCCTAAAGAGAGATAAATTTGAATGGGAATTGGAATTAGCTAATTTTCATATGAGTACAGATCCACAGTTTAGTAGATATCATCATAATATATTTATTGACAGTTGGAATAATATTAAAAAATACGTTGATGTTGAAGATGCTTTCTTTATATTTGATGAACAACGTGTGATTGGGTATGGTGCATGGACAAAATCATTCCTTAAGATTGTAAAGAGTAATAAATGGATATTGTTGTCTGCTACACCAGGTGATACATGGTCTGACTATATGCCGGTATTTATTGCAAATGGTTGGTATAAAAACAAAACAGACTTCGAAAGAAAGCATGCAGTATGGTCTAGATTCACAAAATACCCTAAAATCGAACGATGGGTTAATGAAGGAACCCTAATACGACTAAGAAATCATATATTAGTTGATATGAGGATGGTTCGTTCAACAACTCAGCATCATGAGCATATAACTGTTGAATATGACAGAGTGTTGTATGCAAACACAGCCACAAAACGCTGGAATCCGTACACAGACGCGCCTATTGAGAATGCGAGTGAATTTTGTTATATTTTACGAAAAATCGTTAATAGCGACAAATCAAGGCTTTATGCGCTAATGGATATTCTAAAAAATAAGCCAAAAGCAATCATTTTCTATAATTTTGATTATGAATTAGAGCTTTTACGCAAACTATTTGGTGATGCACGTGCTGTTACAGAGAAGAATGAATTTAAACAAGACAAGATTATTCAAGAAGATATTCCTTGGGTACATCTTGTAGATGAACGTATTGCAAAAGCCGAATGGAATGGGCATCTTCATGAAGAAATTCCGCAGGGGGATTATTGGGTATATTTAGTTCAATATGCCGCTGGTTCAGAAGGGTGGAACTGCATCACAACAGATACTATTGTATTCTACTCACAGAACTATTCATGGAGAGTTGTTCAACAAGCTGGTGGAAGAACAGACAGAATGAATACACCATTTTCCGATTTATATTATTATCATTTTAGAAGTAATAGTAAAATCGATTTGGCAATACGTGATGCACAAAAAAGAAAGAAGAAGTTTAATGAACTTGGTTTTGCACCAGTGTTTGTTAATGGTGAAAAAGATGGAAAACACAGTATTTGAAAGTAAACACAATATTATTGGACGAGGGCTTGTTTATGTTGTCGATACCCGTAAAAATTCAGATATCAAATATTCGCTAAATGATATTATTATGTTTGAAAATAAAAAATTTATAATTGGCGGTATTGAAAAATCAGGGGACGGTTATTGGACGAATCCACTAATTGGAATTCTTGTACGAAATATAGATGAATTATATTTATTAAAATTCATTTATGGTTATGCAATTGATGAGTGGAATCCTGGGAATCCAACTAGAAAAATACTAGATGATTATTACCAAGTAATTAAAGAAAAATTAGAAGGAGAAAATCATGTTAAAACATGAAATTAAATGTCCATATTGCGGTTATTCAGAAGAGATGACTTCAGATGAAATAAAAGTTTTAATAGAAGAAATGGCTTCTAAAAGAACAAGGAATTCATCGGATTCGGTAGTATTAGTTTTACAGCCTAATCCATTAGAGTATTTAATGGCATTTCCATGCCCAGAATGTCCTAGCACAGTAGTCTTTAAAATAACAATAGATATTGATGGCAATATTATTAAGGTTATTGAAAATGAATAAACATACGTATGATATTACCCCTGGTATACATCGACTACCATTAGAAGATGACAAAGGAAAAGTTATTGGTGATACGTCTGTTCATATTAAACGAGATGGTTCAATGACTATATTAGAAACCTCAATAACGGATATGGAATTCATTACAAAAATTAATAAAGGAGAACTTATTAAAATGAATGAAACAACAGAAACAACTGCTAGTGCTGCAATTATTGAAGCACCTATAGCAAAAGAAAAAATAACAATCTTTGTAAAAATTAGATGGCACATCCGTCGTTTTTTCAGGGATATTTTTGAATCAATTGCATACTTCAGAGCACGCAGATACATCAGTAAACAAAAACAACCGGGTGTATTGTTAATGCCTAATCTAACAATTTTTGATCGTCCAGAAATGTATGTAGGGACTATCGATCAATTAAAATTGTTTAAGAAGTATAAAATTGATATGCTTACTTTGGAGAATCTTCCATTTGATAATCCTAGAGGAACCGCATGCATTGGTTTTTCTAGTAAACGTCAAAAATGGTATGGATATTCTCATCGAGCAATCCAAGGATTTAAAATTGGTGATGTCGTTAAGATAGGAGACTGTACCGCATCTTCTGGATGGAATGAAGAAGGATTAAAAGAACATCCAGAACGTGATATAAGTTTACCAGTTGGGTTTACTGCTAAAACATTAGATGATTGTAAACTCATGGCACTTGCATTTGCGGAGCATGTAAGTTAAATGGGTGCTGTTAATGAGCCAGTGCGCTCTATCAAAGATATTGATGAGCTTGCAAATGAGCTTGCTGATAAATTAATAAAGATATTAGAGGATCAAATAGCTTTTCGTCAATCAGAACAATTTAAAAATTTTATGGAGAGACGTAAAAAACTTATAGAGGATCGCAAAAATGGATTATAGTGTTCATTGGAAATCATCTATCGGTGATATGGTTACAACTTTCCAAAATCCAGAAGATGCAGCATTATTTCAGAAAGCAATTGCCAGTGTATCAATTGAAAATCCAAAAATAAAATTAGTAAATGATTACCGACTTCCAACACAACGAGAAAAAGAATTGATTAAAAGGGCTGTAGAATTATATGGTCCGGAATCACAATTTGGAATGCTCGTTGAAGAATGTGCAGAAGTAATTCAAGCAATAAGTAAACGAAATCGTGGATACAATTCAAACATCGCAGAAGAGATAGCGGACGTGCTTATTGTTATCGACTCAGTTGTTGACGTACTTGATATTTCAAATCAGGTACAGCAAATAAGAGAATACAAAATAAATCGCTTAGAAATGAAACTGAAAGAAGAAGAATAAAGTAATTTAATGGGGGTGTTCTAGGATTCGACAGGATACGATGAACATCATAAGCAGGGGTTCGGGAGAACTAAAATCCACAAAATAAACGGAAACTTTATCCAAAAAATCGTCGGCTGGTTCCAAAGCGTAATCGCCGGCTTCAAATCCAGAACAGTCTTCTCTTACTAAGAAAAGTGAGAGGTGAACCATTGATATTTAGTCGTAGGTGTCTTGGTTCTCAAAAATAATACGGCTTGCCCTCATCTATGAGAGGTGTGATGGGATAAGCAACTTCTACCTTTTACTCACTATTAAGAGTTTCGTATACTTTATATTTTTAGTGTTTTAAATTCGAAAAGTTAATAACCCTGTAGAAATTGGTGTATTTGAATATTTTGGACAGGGGTTCGACTCCCCTCACCTCCACCAATATTAAATTACTAATAAGAAAAGGAGAATCTATGAATACAGTATACATAGAAAGAACTCCAAATGCAGATACAAGATCTGCTGACGGAGCATTAAGAAAAGATCTAATTCTTCTTGATACAACCAAGCATATCACTGCAGTTCGAACTGTACTATTTGCTTTATCAGATGAATTAAAGATAATTGGTAATAACCACGATCATACAAAAATTTCACATTTTGAACAATTCTTTGAGGATTTCTCTAAGAAGCAACAAGATCCAGAAAATGTTGATCTTAAAAAGCTACCTTGGTGGCAGATTCATTTAACAGAAAGACATCATCTTAATGATAAATGTCCAGAAAATGTTGATCTTCTAGATGTTCTTGAAATGGTTGTTGATTGTGTTTGTGCTGGTAAAGCACGCACTGGAGAAGTATATCCAATTGAAATTTCAAATGATATTCTTCAAAAAGCAGTAAAAAACACACAAAAACTCCTAGAACAAAACATTCGAGTGAAAGAATAATGGCACATCATGTACATACTATGGATGCTTTAAAAAGAAAGTATCCAACAGCAACATTAATAAAAAATTGGGAAGAGTTAAAAGTCATTCCAAATGAATCAAAAAGTCATATTCTTGAGGTTGGAGATTATAATGGATGGCTTCGAGCAAAAAATCCAAGACCATATAGCAAACGAAAAAGTTATGCGCGACAAATACCATACCAAGATCATTACCTATCAACACACACATTTTATGGGTTGAAATATATCAGTTCTACAGAGCTAATGCAACAATGTGGTTTCAATGTAATCATTGATAATTGGGATGCATAGTTTGCGCAAATTTTACATACCTCTTTATAGGAAAGGATGGTATATAAGATGAAAAAATTTTGGGAAAAATTTAAAAATTTTATGTCAAATCTATTTAAGAAGAATAAAGCCTAACATGGGCTTTCTCTTTTACAATTCGTAGTTTTTACATCCTTTATTATAGGAGGAAGCATTATTATGAAAATTAAAATAACTAAAGAATTTTCTGACGGGACAATAACAATTAGTGAAGGGACTGTACTCAATGTTCTACGTAAAAAAGAGCCAGACAAATGGAACAATTATGTTCGATATGTGGTTAATTATGTAGTTCCAAGAAGTCACCCAATATTAATTAATATTCCTGAAGAATATGCACAAGAAGTTTAAGATCAGCAATGATCTTTCTCTTTTGATATTTATACAAGGAGAATCCAAATGGATAAAGATAAAACAGAAGGAATTGTTGTTGCTGCCGGAGTAGGCGCACCAGCAAGTATCAAAAAAATAGAAGCCGTACAAAAACTTATGGAAAACAAGGTTCGCGGTTTTATTGTTGCAGCATACCCTGGAATGGGACAAGAGGTTTACCTGTCAATCTATGACGATTATAAAATATTATCATTAGATGATTATAACCTTGAAAGTGAAGATTGGGCTATGAAATATGCAGAAGATGCTATTAAAATGGTTACAATCTATGGTTTTAAAATTTGTTTTGTGGTTCCTAAGAAAGAGATTCTTGGTGCTTTATATTATCTTAATGAAGCATTTCTAGTAGTATATCCGGCAATCGACAAGGATAAATTTCTTTTGAGAATGTTTGAGATGTACTCTAAAATCATGTCCCCGAAACACGCACAAGAGATAGCGGACGTAATCAAAGATTATGATGAGGACATTAAGGAACTAAAATTATATTTCAATTCGGTTTCTTCAAGTACTGGAATTATTAATGAAGAAGTACTTAATCGATTTATTGAAATACAAGATTTAAAAAAACGTAAAGACATTCTTTTGGCTATTGGGAGCCTTAAAGATATGAAAGCATCGGCGTATAAAAAGTCTAAGAAAAAGACTAAACGCCACAAAGCATAGGATAACAAAAAGTAGAATATGTCTATTCCAAATGCTAAGGGGACCATCACCTCTCCCCAAAAACCTCCGATTGTATTTTTATATATCAACTTCCTACAAACCGACCTCGCCGAGCCACCGGTTCTACGAAATCTAGGACCCCAACGTACGTTTAGTACAATGGTAGTCTAGTAAACAAAGTTTATCAGGATCCTGACCTCTGCTATCCGACGAGTCGTATAAGTATGCCATAAAAGCGGGGCCTTGATGCGTCTTGGTCCCGTGGATCAGATATATATAAGAAGGAGAACTAAATAATGAATCAAAATTTCACGAAAAGATGGATGCGATCAATTTTAAAAGAAGGACAAGAGATTGAACTTGGACAAAGTATTTATAAAGTTAAAGCCATCCTAAATTCAAGGTGTATTTGCAGCTATGGCGGTGGTTGGACAGAGTATCAATATTTATTTGAATACGTTGAAACAATTATTGAGAGACTTCAAAAAGAAGTAAAGGATTTAAAAGAAATCATATTTAAAGAACTCGACGATAATGGCAAACAAATTCATCATTATGTAAATGTTACAAAACATACAGAAAATGGTAAAACCATATACTGGGCAAATTGTCCTATATGTGGAGCATTACTGTATACCGCTGAAGACCCAATTACATTTGGGCATGTATTTCCAGTTGAGCGACCTTATTGTCAACATTGTGGTACAAAGGTTGAGTCTGCTTGGAACGTAGGATTACCAACAAAATAAAATCCAATATAAAAAAATAAAAAAGGAGAATTTAGAAAAATGTTAGGATTAATTTTAGGAATTATTAGTATTGTATTACTCATTGTATTCGGAATTGTTGCAGCTGTAAAATTTACAAAAGCATACAATGAAAATTCATCAGAGAAAGCATCAAAATTGAATAAGCGTGGTACGCTATTCACAATCCTTGCTGTTGTTGCATTATTTATGATTATCTATGGTTTCAATACCTATAAGATCACGGATGCACAATCGGTTTATGTTGTAACTGAATTTGGAGTTGTTAAAGATACGGTTAATACTGCCGGTATTCAATCCAAAGGATTCTTTGAAGTGTATCACAAATATGATAAGAAAATTAGAACAACAGAAGTAGTACGAGAAGTATATACTTCAGATCTTCAAGCAGTAGAAATCACATTCACAATCGAGTATCAGGTAGACCCTACCAAAATTAATGATTTATATTTAAGATACAACACATTGGAAAATCTTGAAACTCTACTACAAAATCCAATTTGGGCTGCTACAGAGGCAGTTGCTAGTACATACAGTGCTAGAGAACTAACAACACTTAAGGCTCAATATGTGAGCGATGTTCAAACAGAGTTATCTAACAGTTTTAATCAGTACTTTATTAATGTATATCAAATAAAACTGAAAAATACTGTCTATACTCCAGAATTTGAAGCTCTATTACAAAGTACAAAGCTTGCTGAACAAGAAATTTTGAAACAACAGGCTGAACTCGAAAAACAATTACAAGAAGCTGAATATGCAGTATTGATTGCTGAACAAAACGCTCTCGAAGCTTTAACCAAAGCAGAGGGTGAAGCTAATGCAGCTCTAGCCAAAGCTATCGGTGAGGCTAATGCAATCAAAGCTATCGCTGAAGCAGAAGCTATGGCATATTCAAGTAAGATTGCATTTGTTGCTCAATCATTGGGATTTGAAATTACACAAGCTACGGATGGTTCTTTAGTTGTCAATACCGATGGTCATACTCAAGAAGAAATTGATGCTCTATTATCGTATGTAAAATACCTCGAGTATCTAGGAATTTGGGATGGTCAATTACCAACTATTGTAACTGATGGAAGTAATCTATTGATAACCCCATAATTTGTTTGCGCAAACAGTGCAGACTTATTTTACCAAACGTTTAACTAAAAAAAAGACAAGGAGAAGTACATGGGTCATTTCAAGCAGATGTCTATTGATTTAGGCATACCTGAAGAAGATTTCAGAGATTTAATGATTTACATCATAAATGACAGAAAGGTTACTAGGGAAATTTTTATTAAGGAATTATCATATGCTCTCTATAATGATAGCAAAATTGATGACTTTAGAAAAACTATTGACTGTGTCTTGAGTGACTGTAACTCAGAAGAACTACTATGTTTGGGTAATAAGAAATTCTTTACTTATATTCCAGACATTTCAAAAGAAGTGGAAGAACATCCGTTAAAACTTTATGAGGTTTCTTACGAATTACGAATAGAACCTTTATTCAAAGGTGCATCCAAAAGAGTTTCATGGAAGCATGTCACAGAGATTGTTGAAGCACACCGTTTCCGTGATGCAAAAGATATCGTACGCGAGCGGTTAAATAAGGAAGCAAGAACTTTCAAAAATATGCGCGTGGTCGAAAAATTACTAGAGAAACCGAATGAAAACGTACACGAACAGAACGAATAACTGTGAAAGATGCGGTCGGGAAGTTTATGGTAATCATAGATTATGTGATGACTGTCAAGAAGAATATGAAAATATGATGAAAGCTCTGAAAAGAAATCGTTCTGAATACCTTAAAGATAAGAGAGAAGAACATTCTAAAAATAATTATAAGTCACGCGGAAAAGATAGCGGACGAAAAAGGAGATAACAATGTATCTAATGTACGGGTTCTATGGTGGATATTCTTACGGCAACCGTCATGGTATTCGATCATATGTCGAAGACACATATCCACAACGATCGTCTAGACCTGTATTAGAGAATAAATGTATGAAAGTTACAAGTGTCAACCATTCGAGACACGAGCGACGTGCGGTTCAGGCCCGCTAAAAATTATACATTTTATATTCTAATATATGGCATTTAAAAAACTAAATGAAAATTAAATTATAAAAAGAGCTCGTCGAAAACGCATGGGCTCTTTTTTTTAATTTTAGGTAAACACACTAAAAATGATAAAAACGTTGCCCGTAAAGTTTGCCTAATATTTTATGTCAAAAAGTATGTCAAAAATATACATATACCATTAATTTTTGGATTAATAATTAACGAATACCATAAAAAACATTGAAAATGTCAATTTGTGTCACTTTTGTGTCACTTTTGTGTCACTTTTCAGGAAAGATTTGACATACAATTTATTGATATTTGGGTAGTTTTTGGGTAAAAAAAGGTGTTGTTTGCGCAATCTTCACGGGCCATGTTAAAAATATGTCAATTGTGTCACTTTTTTTTAACTTATTTTTT